TTATAAAATATTCTCAAAAAAAGCACCCAATTTCGCACCTATATAGCTTCTATGTTTTTCCAATAGGAATTTAGCTTGTTCCAACAATACAAAGATAGGTGTTTTGAATAATACAACCATAAACCATGTAAAATATTTAACAATATATCTCAGAGAACATTCTGGATTTATTATTTAATTCTAATTTTATTGAAAATTGTATCATTTAAGTATATCATGACTCGGAAAGTTTTCCCATCTATCATTTATATCTCCATCATCCATTGTATGCGTCCTTCCATCTGTGTGGCAGCATTTGTAACAGCTCCTCATAAGTTACCTTCTGCATATATGACATTCTTACTACGTCATTCAGGTGTCTACATAAGGTTACTTTATGCGCTTATGCACGTAGTCAATAACGAACAGATGCACTCATGTTAACCGTCGCCTAATAATAACTGTAGAGCAGGTAGTACTTTCTGCCCAATGTGAGGGGGATGACATTTTCTGCTAGATTATTATCAATACGTATGTCCATCCTGTAGGTACCTCATCATGTTCTCTCAGCGGGTATAAGCATAGAACTACCGCCTTTCCTGTCAGATAGTTCGGACTGACAATAATGTTATAACACCAATATCAACGTTTTATTATCCTCTGATAGTATTAGATGCTCTTTATCGAAGATATCCGAAATAAGTTGTTGCATAATATCTTTCTTCTCTAAAGGCTCTCCATCTGTCTTTGTTATCACAATTTTTGTTTGTTCTTCTGTTGTCACCATTAATTTCAGCAAGTAGTTTACATTATTCCCGCCTATTACGTCTATTTCAACCTGTCTGGTAAAGTTGAAATTTCGAGAAACGGTATCTTGTCCGTCCCTAAAGATGTTAATGTATGTTTTAGATTGACGTTTGAAACGATCTAACACTTGCTTGACAGATTCGCTATTTACCTGATATTTATCTTTAAACTTGCATTCAAAAGATTTTCCATCTAATGCACATTCAATACTTTCGAAAGTGTATGTATTACTAGGCTTTGTATATAGTTCTGTTATACTTTTTCTACCCCATTCTTGCGCATCATCACATAGAATAAGCAAGAAAGAGAATCGTAACATATCATTCTGATATATGTCATGACATGTATGCGATGCTATAGCTCGCAAAATTTCTCTTCTTATGTAATATTGTCTGGAATCTTCGTGATCAAACATATAATCCTCGTTAAGACTGTAATCAGATTCCAGAAAATACAGAAGGTGTTTATAAATGATCAGTGAACTCAATATTCCATGTTGGCTATGTTCTAATGATTTCTGAAGCTTAAAGTAATATTTTGGTTGTAATCGTGCTACATATCTTTTCCTTTTTAGATAGTTATCTCTATCCTCGCCAACCAAACCACTTAATCGTTCTTGTTCTTCCCTAAAAAGATCCTTTGTGTATTCAATCGTTTTTCTTGATTCAGGATCTATTTCCCACATTCTTGAACCGATAAAACGGAGGACAAAATCGTTCATGGAACTTTGTACACCACTGAAGGATAAGTCCATTGTTACCATAGGGTTGCTGACGAAAGAATACATCATGCTTTTTGTCCTTTCAATGACCTCCATTGCTTTTTGCAAAGGATATCCTAGGTCATGCGTAAGAGATATTAGTGTCCAAATCGACAGTTTCTCGTAAGCATTAACATCATATCCAGATTCAACTGCAATTTTTTTCAAGTATTTGCATCCATCCTTTAATAGAAGGTTTACTCCAATGAGCCAAACTCGGAATACATGCATCACATGATCCCGATAATATTTGGAACTGCCGTACAATGTAGTTTCAAATTCAGAATATTTCTCAAAGTAATTTTGAAGGTCAGAAACACCACATGCATGGGGATGCTTGTTTGCCTTTTCCTGAAAAGGTTCACGAGAATCGAAATAGCGTAGACATTTTAAGGATTTCTTTATCAAGATTCCCCATAACTCTTTTATATCTTTGGAATATTCAAATATCTTGTATTCCTCATCCGTCTCTGCAATGCGTATTTTTTCAAGAAATTCTCTAATATCTTTATCTAAAGGATATTCAATTGTTGCACCTGTTTGGGTAAATAGTATTTACACACGCATCTAAATTGCCATACGTTCCCCGTAAAGCATTCAGATGCCTAAAATCAGTATTTGCCATATTTTCTTAGATATTGATTAAAACATTTTTCTTTATTACAAACAGAATGATACTCTTCAAGACTTTTTCTTACTTCTACCAAAAAAGCACTATTTTGGTATATATCTATTAATCTATTATTATATACATTTTGCGGTGTGTGAGTAAAACTCTCATTATTCGCATCATCTTTGAATGCTTCACATGGATATACATTACCGTCATACCGCACGTTAAGTTTGGTAGTGCCGGCTAAGCAGTTTACACTCCCTGAGCAGTCAGAAAGGGGGATTCCAATCCTGATATGATTGGGTAATTGTTCACGCATTTTGTATATTATCGCTTTCGCTTCATTCTGCTGTTCTTCAGAGAGCAAGGTCAATCTTTCATTATCCTTTGCCCTTCCTTGAAAGACCAAACGCAAGAAGCTAACCTTTTTTATTCCCAAAGCAGAACATTGCATTATAATATCAGGTATCTGCCTATAATTAATGGGCATCGGCACTGTATGTGCTTCAATTTCCAGTCCCATTCTGACGCTATGGAGTATCGTTTCATGCAGTAGCCTCCAGCCTTCAACTTTGGTACCCATAATAGTATCGTATGTTTCGGGAGTACTGGCTTCGTAGTTTACGATTATTTTACATGAATATGGCAGCAACTCCATCAAATGCTTTATGGGTATTGCGGAATATCCTTTGCTATCATTATATATTCCGCTTGTATAAACAGCTACCCTCATCCCTTTTCTATATGCATAAGCTACCATTTTTACAAGGTCTTTGTGTAGGAATGGTTCTCCTCCAGAAAAGCTAATCTGTTCGCATCCTAAAATATCTACATCATCGATTAGCTCTTTGACTTTTTCCAATGGCATCATATGATTTTTAGAGAGCGATGACATCGACGAACAGTGTATACAATAATTTGGGCACTGTTGTGTAATCTCAATTGTTATTTCTTTTAACTTCATAAGTCAAACAAAGTTGGAACCACGATCGGTTTATATTTATACATCTCTACAATATTCCATTTTGGAGGAAAAAAGAATTGTATTGGATCTGTATGAGGCATATACTTTTGCTTAATTCGCACATTACCAATCCTTAATTCCGGCATTTTTGCTCTAAGATACTTGTCTGTTTCACAAAAACAATTCTGCAAATCAATAAGTGTAGGCTCATGTCCTAGCAAGGGATGGAATGAAGTATATCCATACCTTTTCTGCAAATCATTAAAATGTTCTTTCACATACCATATGGCATCCTCACATTTGTTTCCATAGCATAAAAAACATTTCTTTATTCCCCTAATTGCACCTATTCCTGCTTTTACAAAATCATTCTCAGAGAAATTGATGTATGGACTATAGTTCATATCAATAGTATATTGATAGGCAAGAAAACTACCCAAAAATGAACAGCCTTGTAGAAGTCGAAAAACATCCTCCATGGTTTTAGCATTAAGAATATCTACTATTAGCCCACTATCTATAATCTCTTGTTTTATCATTGTAAGCCACTTTTCATGTTTCGTTGGCAAATAGTTATAAAGATGATGAGAACCTGTCATCATGTATGCATTATTAAATATTGGATACTTACGCTGCCTCTTAGTTAGCCATCCGCTAATAATCTTTGGATTGAAATTATTAACACATATTGGCTCACTTAACTGATTCTCAAGAAACTCCCATGTTTCAATTTTGTTGAATATCTTAAAAACCAATATCCTTAATAATACATCTTCTGGTGTATATTGTTCAATATCCTTATATATTACATTTTTGATGAGATATTGACTGACCCTGTCTGTAGCTCTATACACATTTGTAAACTTGTACATCCTAAGTATAGGGTCTTCCGTATAAATGAATTTACCTTCCACCTTTCGCCAGAACATATTCATACGTTCTTGAACGAAATAGAAATAATAGCGTAGGGTTTCATCGTTAGGTGTTACTTCTTTGCTACTCTTCATATATGTCCATCTTAGGCAAATTGTATTCTTTCCAGTTACATGGGTCACCATGAATACCGTACTTGTAATTGGAAGCTAACCAATCTACAAACTTTTGTATCTTCTGAGACTCACCGTACAAATCCCAGAATTTCAGATTCCGGGAATCATTCAGTATATAGCTAAACTCTTCCGGAATAAGTGGAGCATGGTCACCAAAATAATAGAAAGTTTTTGACAGCAAAACATATTGGCCTTCTACATCTCTCTTATAATGCCCTTCATCCACTATACCGTTATCCTTGCTGTGGGCACAATTCTCTTGAATCACCTTACCCGTAGATTCATCCGTATGATACACATTATCACCATATATCTCTATCAGCGAACCGTTAAGATTCGGCTTCTTACACAAGAAGCGTGCATCATTCCAATACTGATCAAATGTAAGCTTCTCCTCAACTTTCATAGCGAATACTATATGATGTAGATTTCCCATAGACTTACTACCTAGTCCTACAATCCAGTCTCCCAATTGTAGATTTTTGTTTTTCCGAATGTCACCCTTACAGGTAGCCAAAGAAAGAGTCCCATGAAATGGATTTGGGGCAAATCCAAAGTCATGTTCAATTTTATATCTGAAACAGTTCATATTAATTGCATTTAATTCTGATAATATTTTGGATTGGACCACTCGCACTTCCATTAGGATTCTCTGAAACAACTATTCTTCCCTCAATAACATCTATAAGTTTATCAACAGAATTCCAACCAAGTGTAGTTGTTCCATACCGCTTGAACGCTTCTGGTAGTTCAACATCATCTTTACATCCATGCTCATATATTCCTATTATTACTTTTCCCTGCCTTGCTGCATTACGTATTTCGTAATTCACCCAAGGGCGTTTATGCGTATGTTCACCTATCATTACAATAAATGTTTTAGCCCATCTGATACAAATCCTAAGATATCGGGCTATTGTGGCATTAGTCACTTTATATGGACGATATTTCTTTTTTTCAACCGAACTGTTGCGTATATCACAACCATGATCTCTTAGCCTTTGCTTCAATGAGTCCAATTGTCTTTCGTCCTCACCGTAGTGACTGATAAAAATATTATGTTTCTTTTCTGCCATATATAATTCGTGCCGTTAATGGATATTTAACAGTTTCAATATCGAGTCAAAGTTGATAATAACAGTCAACACAATAATAATCATTATAGTTCCTCCATACAGTGGGATTATAGAAGATGTGTACCATCTGTTGTTAGTTATCACAAACCCCTGAATCTCCTGTTCATGAGATATACTATTCATGCTAAGTGGTTTAAAGTTGTATAAAGCCTTATTGTATGCTTCAATATCATCTTTTCCCTTTGCTTTTATAATGAAGTCAAGTTCCCGATTTCGCATTTTTCGTTCCATCTCCAAATAATAAGAATCCAGATACCAAAAGATTATCACAGGAATTATAGCAATCCATATCCACCCATTCAAATCATTAATACTACATCCCAATGCCAAAAAGCCCGACATCAACATCACCATCCACGACTTGCAATTGGTACTATTGATGGCCATACGTGTAATGTTGTCTTGCATCATTTGTAGATATAGCCTGTCATCATCTGAAAAAGTGTGTTTTTCCATATCATTTTATTATGTTTTAATTTTAACAGCGAAGGTACTAATAAAAAATGAAACACAGAAAATATAGTAAAGGAATTGATGGATAGGTATTTTGAAAAAAATGACTTAAAAAAACGAGAGAAAAGCAACATCAAGGCAGAGTTAGGACTTCGCAACGTTATCCATCTGTAACCATGCCGAAAACGGGTTATACAGTGGTCCTTATGCAAATTGCAGATAATTCGCATAAGGAAATACTATTCCGATGAAGAACATGGCATCTTTCTCGGTTTTTCATATTAACGAAGGATTTTCACTTACTAATTTTTTCTGAGAACAGCTATATTTTACCTATTTACCAGCGCCCCTTAATTCTTCTATTTTCTATAGAAATCCCTAACCAACATTTCCCTTTCTTACCTATAATACAGCTCCTTAGCTCCTGATTAACAAAGCGATTCCTCCGTAGTATGTACCAGAGGGCAACGAACTATTCAGCAAGTAAGAAAACAAAATACTGACGCCACGAAACCGGTCACATCTAATTAAAAGAAGAATAAAAATATGAATAAATTAAAATGTTTGCCGATTCATGAAGGACAAGTAACGAACCAGTAAGTCATTTCATTAACCAAAGAGAATATACACCGGGCTAAGGTCATCCACAAGATAGGGGAAAAAACATCTTCTATTTCCGGAAGAAGCACAACGGAAGACTCTGTTATACCTATTTTTATGAGATAAATGGTGATCAAACAGAACTGTATCTATATACCACGAATGGGAAATCATAGAATTTACTCATCTCGATTATATAGAAGGTTTGTGCAAACCAAGCCTAGCTTGCAATCAAGAAAGGCGTCGAGAGTAATTCGGATAGAACTGAATGGTTTATTAGCAAAATCAGAAATATGCACATGGCTTATTCAAAGGTTTTCCAAAGATAATCATCAAATAATATCTGATTATCAGCATTATACTATAAATATATATGTCCAAACAGGAATTGAACTATAATATAGCTACATAATTAGTAGATGATTGACTGTCAGATATTTAAATAAATGATTTAAAAATGAGTTCCCGGTTCGATTCACTGGTGGCACCACTTTTACAAAACGAAAAATCATGAAAACCGCTGAAATACAGTTATTTCAGCGGTTTTTTCTTTATGTACTGCCCGCAAAAATATGCAATTTGGTGCAATAAAAAATTGCTGATTCGGTGGCTTTTTTTGAGTCCAATGAAAAAACCACCGATATGTACCATACTTCACTTATTCTCAACGATTTGCGTGAATCATTTTCAGGGATGAAATTCTACATTTGCATACCTTACTGAATGACGGATGAAATACAGCGTCTGCTACAGGCATTCATATCAGACGATAATGATTGTACCTACAGGCGGATAATAGTAAGAGAAACAAAAATCGGTGTTTTTTTAGAGCCGGCAATAATAAAAGCCACCGAATTTAACATTTCTCTCCAGCCATCCGCTCCATTCAGGATTGACGAAATAACCGAATGTACAACCTCAAAAAGAAAATGATCATGAAACAAGGAACAATGAACATTCTATTTTTCGTTCTGAAAACAAAACTGCTGAAAAATGGCGAGGCTCCAATCCTAATGAGGATTACCATCAACGGGCAATATGAAGAAATAAGGATACAGAGAAGCGTTCCATTAAAGAACTGGAATCCGGCCAAGGGATGCAGCAAAGGAAAAGACAGGGCTTCCATCGAATTGAACAACTATATTTCCGCCCTCACTACACGCGCATACGAAAAGCACAAGGAACTGACCTTTGAGTCGGCACTGATAACTCCAAAGACGATATTAAAGCGTGTGTTCGGAAAGGATGAGACTGTCCGGACGTTGCTTGGAACAGTCAAAGAAGAAATTTCCTCTATGGAAAAGGTTGTTGATATAGACTATTCTCCCGTCACCATCAACCGTTATAAGAATGTGCTCAGAAAACTTGAAACGTTTGTGCCACGTTTTTATGAGAAAGAGGATATTACGTTCCATGAACTTTCCCCTGATTTCATCAAGGCTTTTGATGTTTTCCTGAAGACAGAAGCCGGACTGTGTCGTAACACAATAGTCCGCTACATGAAATGCCTGAAGAAAATCACCAATATGGCAATAGCCAAAGAATGGATGCGAAAAGACCCGTTTTACGGATATAAGATGGAACAGGACGAGACTGATCCGGTATTCCTGACAAACAACGAGCTTCAGGCTATAATGAACAGGGAATTTGATATTCCGAGGCTGGAGCTTGTCAAGGACATCTTTTTGTTTGCGTGTTTCACCGGTCTGGCGTTCGCTGATGTATCCACATTAAGACCGGAACATCTGGAGCAAGACAATAACGGCGACTGGTGGATAAGAAAAGGACGTGTAAAACTGGAGAGAAGAAGAAAGTCAAGTTCCATAGCCAATGTTCCGCTTCTTCCTGTTCCATTGGCAATACTGAAGAAATACGAATCACACCCGATATGCCTTAAACAAGGGACATGCCTTCCTGTTGTCTGCAATCAGAAGGCAAACAGCTACCTGAAGGAGATTGCGGACTTCTGCGGCATCAAAAAGAATCTGACCACACATGCAGCCAGACATACGTTTGCTACGACCGTCACACTGGCAAACAACGTTCCATTACAGGAAGTATCTGCCATGCTCGGACACGCCTCCACAAGAATGACACAACATTATGCAAGAGTCATGGACAGGAACCTGAAGGACAACATGAATATAGTAAGGAGCAAGATGGGGTTATAGAGATAAACCTATCTTATACCTCGCATAACCGTCTGTAATAATATACAGAGACCAGGCGCTTTCAAGATGAAGCCATCCTCATTTCTTGCAGCAAAGATAGTTGTTTTTCCGAATGATTGCGCAAGGCGGCCCCTGAAGGGGCTTGGTTGCCTGTGAAAAAATCTTCCTCTTGCTGGCGCAAGAGCGTATTTTTTCACGGCAAGCCTTGCGGCAATCATCGGAAAACAAACTAGGGAACGCACAAGAAATAAGAATGCCTACCCACGGGCAGGCTATGTATAACTCAATAATGGAAGATTATGGAAGCGAACAATGTGGAAAAAAGGTTCAATGACTGGTTTACGGTGTCTTATGACAGGTTAAGAAATCTCGTTGGCAGATACGGGACACTGGATGAGGACAATTTTCATGACACTTATCTGTTTGTAAGAAAGCAGGTGCTGAATCCGGAAAGGGAAATAACGGATTATGAAGCATACTTTATCGGATGTTACAGGAAAGCGTTCATGGCCAAGTTCAGGCTGGAAAGCAAATATGCCCATCCGGATGAATATTTCTTTCTTCGATGTGGAGAAGATGCGGATTTCCTTTCTCCGGATGACCTGAACAGCTGTGAAAAACTGGTGAAGGACATTCTTAACTTTATCAGAAGAAAGTTCTCCTATCAGGAATACAGGATGTTTACGTTGCGTTTTTATGAATCAGACTTTTCATTCAAGGCGTTGGGTGAATGTATGGGTATATCGGCAAATGCCATTTCAAGAAAAGTAAACACGATCATGGATACAGTACGGTCAAACCGGGGATTCTCATGGAGAAGCCAGGTGCTGGCAGTAGAAGGATTCATATCCTAATCCGTTAATTTATTGTATCACCTTCAAAATAGGAACTTATGGCACTGATAGTATATAACAAGGAGAACTCACGTCCGCAGCAGGTGGTTTATCAGGGGAAGCGGACAATCAACATGGACAGCAAGGGAACGGTTTACCTGTCAAAGACAATGTCCATCGAACTGGGGATTCTCGGTGGAGGACGGGTTAATTTCGCACACGATGAGGATACGGGAGAATGGTATATCTGCCATACAACGGACAAGGACGGGTTCACGGTATGGAAAGATAAAAGGTGTGCCAGATTCTCTGCCGGATTCATCGTCAGAAGAATCATGCTTCAGGCAAAAGTGGAAAGGAAGACCGTACAGTTTATGATTGCCAAAGCTCCCATAGAGGTGGGAGGTACAGTATATTACAAGATTCTGCTTTCCAATCCGATTTTCAAATAGCAAGAAGAAGATGGCTCAGAAAGATCCATTATCAGATAATGGTGATGGATTTTTCCGGGCTATGTTGTTTGGATTTTTACACCATACTATTTGGAGCATTAGGATATTGTTTTGTCAGGGCATTATATTGGCATAATACTATGTCCTGACAATATTTATAATATGGGGATACTATGTTATTGCAATATTATGTTGTCAGGGTATTATGTTGTTGTGTTATCATATTATTTGTAATAGTCAAGACTTGTTCTGACATTTGTTTTACTATCAGACAAAAAAACTGTCAGATGTTTGTTGCGAAGTTACACAACATTCTTCATCCTCACAACCGAATGAGATTTTATCATGCTCATTCGGTTTTATCATTTCCAGATTTTGCAGTTGATACTTTCTTGCCACAGCGATTCCTTCGATAAAAGTTTGCATGGGCGTTTTTCCGAAACAGTACTTTCCAGAGTGTGTTCTTTGGGTATTGTAGGAGTTTATCCACGCATCAAGGTCTGCTTGCAGTTGTTCGATAGAGGTATAGATTTTCTTTCTGAATGCAATAGCATAGAACTCATTCTGCACGGTTCTGTTAAATCGCTCACATATACCGTTTGTCTGAGGGCTTTTCGCCTTAATCTTGGAATGATCAATGTCTTCCACAGCCAAATACAGTTCATACTCATGATTTTCTCTATTTCCGCAGTATTCCGTTCCTCTATCTGTTAGCATACGCATCAGTTTCAAGTCATGCTGCTCGAAAAAAGGAATAACCCTATCGTTAAGCATATCGGCAGCGACAAGCGCATTCTTTCTGTCATACAGCTTGGCAAATCCGATTTTGGAGTAAGTATCAATGACGGTCTGCTGATAAATGTGTCCCACACCTTTGATATATCCTACATAATAAGTGTCTTGGGCAACAAGAAAACCGGGATAATAAGTTTCTATCTCTCCATGAGCCTGCTTTTCTTCTTTTGCTTTCTCCAATGCCGCCACTTGGTTCTCGTCGAGGACAATGCCCTCTTGTTCCACTTTGGCCGACAATGCTTTCAAGCGTTTCTGGAAGGTCTCCATATCGTTCCGTAGCCAAATGGAACGCACTCCGCCTGGCGAAATAAGAATACCTTTCTTACGCAGTTCATTGGATACACGAACTTGCCCCAATGCAGGATTGTCTATCGCCATCTGTACGACTGCCTGCTCAATGTGTTCTTCTACACGGTTCTTTATGACAGGCTTGCGGTGGGAAATCTCCTGCAAGGCGACTTCACCGCCTTGTTCATACAACTCTTTGAAACGATAAAAACTGTCACGGCTGTAGCCCATAATCTTACAAGCACGTGATACGTTTCCTAACTGTTGGGAGAGTTCAAGCAATCCCAGTTTGTTCTTGATGACCTTTTCTGATGTTGTCATAACTCAATCTGTTTTCTGTTACAAATTTATTCTTTTTATACGTAACTGTCAGATTAAGTCTTGACTAATTCATATTATTGCAATGTTATGTTATTAGGGTAGTATGTTGTTATGTTACTATGTTATTGCAATGTTATGTTATTAGGGCATTATGTTGTTGTGTTATTATGTTATCAGGGTATTACACTATTGCAATATCACAACAGAGTTTATTTTATATATACACTGATTATCAATACATTACAACCTTCATTAAGCAGCGCATACAACTTTACTATAACAATCTACATACTATTATATGATACAGATTGATATGTAATATCTGTAAATCAGGATGCCATAGTACAATACAGCATAAAACTTTCAATATTGAATATTTAAATTTCGGCAAATAACTAAATATCAGGCACTCCATTCACACAATATTCAACTCTGCATACATGTTTGTCACAAACAAACTGATATTTACATTTTTCATCAGGTAAATACGACTCTATTTTATAGCTATAAATGGGCATGGAGCCACAATCCACTTTAAGTGGATTTTCTGTTCAAACGAACAGAGCAAGTTGTGTTTTTGTCCGACAGAAAGTATTCTGTCAGACAAAAACTAACTTGCCCTCCCTAACGGTCGGGGGATTTTCCTCCAAAGTCGGAAATACAAAGGATGAAACACTTTGTTATAAACAAAAAGATTATTAAGTATTCAATTTTCAATCATTTTACATATATCATATCTTAATTTTACAGGTAAAGGATTATTATCAAACATTTTCTTTAAATTTTCATTTATCTTTTTACCCTTATCGAGATATCCTTTTATTTTTTTCAATTGTTCAAGAAGCTCTATTTCATATCTAAAACAGTTATCAATTTTTTCTTGAACATTACCCTGCCCTTCAAATTTAATTGATCTATAACCATTACTCTTATATAATTCCCAAAAGTTCTTTACTCTTATCGTATATTGATTATCATCCTTACAATTTTCCAGGAACTCCTCAAAATTGCCATAATTTCCAAATATTTGGGTACAGGAAGGTTCGGGCGATACTGTATTATATTCAGGATTAGATGTTATCCCTTTACGAATGAACATACTAAAATATCCTTGCGGATTATTTTGAATTTCCTTTTTCATTATCTCCAATGCTTCTTGCCTTAAATAGACACGATGTGTTTTAGGATCCGTTTTACTTTGGCAATTATAAAATAACGTAAATCCATCTTCAGAAAATTTATTTTGTTCTTTTATAAAATGTTCTAATTGTATGCCTGATAAAACAGATAGTTTTATCAACAAGTCGTCTATTATGGCTTTATCACCATTCTCAATAGCATCTTTAAATGATGATAATGCAGAACTTATAATAGCTGGATGTGTCGTATTAGACAAGAAATCATAAACTATATCATATTCTTCTTGCCCAATAGGGTGTCGCAATTTCACAGCAAGATTTTTCTTGGCCAATATAGCCATCAAAAAATTCAATATATCAAAATATTTAATCGTTTTCGAGTTAAAATCCACTACATCATATAAGTGCAACAATGCTTTAAAATGCCTATTATCTATACACCTCATTTGTTGCAGATGAGGTATGATAGCATTATAAATTTCATCTCTTAATCCCCTAATATTAGATTTAGTCAGTTTCTCTAATAAATTATATATCTCATTATAGTCAAATGTTCTACCCTCTGCATTGTTTTTATAAATCTGAGCCAGAAGTTCTCCTATTTGATTTTCAAACTCTAATCCATATTTTCTTATATATAACTGATTCGCAGATTTAATCATCTCTGCGTCATCCTTTTCAGCCAAGGACATAAGCTCATCAACTGTAAGAACCTTGTCATCCAATCTATACATAAAATATTTATAATAGTTTCTAAGACTATATATTGCATTTGCCTTATCTCTATCGTTTCTAAATAAATACTCTAATATATCTGACACAATTTCAATCTGTGTATTATCTAAATATTCCTGAAGAGTTTTTTTATAATCTTTATCTAATGAGAATTCATAATACGACAATTGTAATAATATAAAAGGCCTATTGCACAAAATAGTATAGACATCCATATATCTATATCTTAGCAATTCCAGAAAGAATAAATCTTGAAAACAAACTTCGTTTTCTACTCTTTGATCTTTATATGCTTTAGCTAATAAATAAAAAGAATTATGGAACCGTATCACGTCTCGGACAGTTAACAACACTTTAGTCACCAAATTGTTATCAATGATACTATTGGTAGGATCATCTGGACGATAATAAACCATATTGGTAATCTTAGTATCCTCTTTTTCCAATCCCCATATTGTGTGTACGGTTTCTTGAATACGAGTCAGCAGTTCATTACAAAGAACTCTCTCCTCACTTCTTGGTAATGACATTTCCACATTAAAAAACTTCTCTAAATAACGGTCAGGAGTATTAATTCCATTGTTCTTCAATGTTTCACATACATAATTCTTGTCATAGGTTACTATAAACTGAATATATGGGAAGTTAGCCGTATTCCTAATCAAACGTAAAACCTCCTTTATTTCTGCTGCGTTCAATCTGTCTATATCATCTATGAGTACAACAGTTTTATGTTTTGTCCTTTCAAGTATTTCTTTTATAAGCTCGTATGGATTTTTATCTTCATTGAAAATACCATGTAATGATTTTCCTATAATCTTTAAAGGTTTTCCAGATTCTTCATCCAATAGCAATTCAACGTATTGATCCATGGTAGATGAGATGTTTGGAATATAGTTGCTTAGTTCATCACGTAGCATTGCAAAGAATCCCTTTACAATGGAATCTGATGTATCATTCTTCCACGGCTCAAATATAATGACACTTTTGACCGAGTTGTTTCTACTATACTGTTCTTTTAGGATATTAATAAAAGTTGTTTTTCCGCTTCCCCAAATACCAGTTATAGAGAATGTAAAACTTCCTTCTTTATAAAAACATGACCCCAAGGTTTTGTATGCAGATTCGCATACAGCCTTCCTTTTATATGAATCCGCTACATTATTTGTCTTTTCAATCTCAAGTTCTGGCTTGGCATTTTCAGCAGCCTTTTTATGCTTTAATTGATAACAGATATAACATTCCCATAATATAGGAACTATAATAATAAAATTACTCCAAGCTAAATATCTACTATAATCACAAATCAATACATAGTCCCATTTTCTGGAGAAAAGACAAATACAATATAGTAAAGTTCCAATTACAACAACTTTACATCTATTCATATTTATCACTTCCGTTTCCTTGAGATTATGATAATAATATGCAGATATTATTACTGAATAAATGGCAATAATCCACCATGTGTTGTCTTTGATTTGAGATGCAATCGGATCAACCCATATCTTATTTATCCATGCTGTCCAAAAAGAATCAAAAATAAAGAAAGACAATAATATGGTTATACAACTCAACCATTTTAATGGTGATTTTCCGATATTATCCAATAGGTTCTTAAAAGTTATTGTTAAGTATATTCGAATAGCATTCCATAGTTTTTTAAATATTATTCGTAAGTACCTACAATTGGTTAATCTTTTTATCACTCTTTTCATCTGAACTATACATTTACAACATCATCTTCTGAATAATCATTTGTGTATTGGCATAAAAAGGTACATCAGTCTTGCCCAAAACCGTAGTCGGCAAAGTAGAAAGTTCTGCAAGATTATCCATAGGTACAAGTACCGTCTTTGCTCCGTTTTCCGACAAGATTGAAACCTTGTCATTGAAATTGATAGCACGTTCGATGGCACCACCGATAGATATATTGCCGATAATACCCAAAGCTGGCTTCAAGTTCTTGCTGAATACCGATGAAATGATAGCAGCAAAGACAGCTCCACCAATTCCGCTCTGTACTGTAGAACCTAATAAGGCTGTTACCTGAACCGTCACATCCATGTTGGCAAACGAACGTTGTTGAGAAAGTAACATCTTCTCATTCGCCCTCATATAGTTATATGTATTCTTAATATCCTCCTTTACGGTAGCAGAATTCGTTCCGCTGATGTTCAACTTTCCATTACCAGCCATTGTGATTACCTCTATCTTTACCAAGGCAACCTTATCTCCATCCGAAGTAGCAGAATAACATGTTCCTGGAGGTAAAGGAGAGTCACCGATCAATCCACTACCTCTTTCTTCCGGCACTGGAACAAAAGTCTCTTCCTGTGTTTCCTTATCTATATAAGAGAAATTAGTATCCCAAAACTCCATTCCACCAATGCGTTTCAACTGCTCTTTTACCCTTCTACGCATTTCAATTGCCCATTCCAGATAAACACGTACATCTTCCTTGGTGTACTTTCCATCCGGATGTAACAGTTTGATAAGTCCCGAAACAGTTTTACGAACCGGTTTCGTATCACGCTGACGCATTTGTGAGCCTAACGTGAAATACTCATCTATAGCATTAGTATAATTGTCTTTTCTCAAAGCATGAAGCATTTCACTGAAGAAATCCGTACTGAAACCAAAATGATTAGTGAAATTGGCAGGTGCAAATTTCATGATTTCCCACCCCGGCAAGAAAAAACCAATACGGTCAAGAAATGCTGTGTCATCCGATATCTTATCAGAAAACGGACTGAATAAATGACTGGTCTGTAATACTGTTTCTACAGGTTGATTGATGTTGCCATTCAGGATAATAGAAGCATTAGCTGATTTCTCACCAGATTTTCCGGCCCTTGAGAAAGAACCCGATTCCATGTAATCCTTCATCAACGGCACCACTTCACGATCTTTAAACAACTCATCTGTAGATTCATCGAAACATACGGCATCCCATTTACCCATTGCTCCGATCTGACCATTGGAATTATTCACAAAAAGAGAGGCAGCCGTACCTTGTCCTCCAGAAACCAGCATAGAGTATGGCGACAACTCCTTGAACACGTATGATTTACCGGAGCTTCTTGGACCAAGCTCAGCCATATTAAAGTTAGATTCTACCATAGGTATAAAACGTGAAAGAAGAAGCATCTTCATTCGTTGTGTCATTCCTTCCGATTCCGGTTCATAACCACCGCTACGCAACAACACGTTCAACCACTCTTCATTGGTAAAATTCTTTCTGTTGTTGCTTATTCTGGACATATCAAAGTTCGACAACTGGATAGGGCGTACTTTAGATACTACGAACGGATACAGCTTACTGCCAATAGCCATAGTGGAATCATACGTTATATCCACAATAGCCCATATCCCACCCATCATCATCTTTTCATGTTCTGTCACAATCCTGTCATCGATATTGGCATCACGAATATTCAGGTTAGAAAGTTCTGCCCAATATTTATCCTTAGAAGCATCCAAACGGACAGAAATCTTATCTATAACTTTGTAAGTACCTTCTTCCCTTATCTTTGCCTGTATCAGATTAGCTTCATCCGGATTGACATAATGTTTACGGAGCACATTTTTCACATTCTCAACACCTTCCTTAATTTTCTGTTCATCATCCGTACTGCATGAATTGGCAAGCAAATATTCCAATACAAAAACCGGCACATTCGCACCACCTTTTACAGAACGAACTACGTCTTTCCGAACTACATATCCTTGAAACTGATCCAGTAATTTTTTATCTAATTCCAACATAATATCATCTTTTAAAATAAGTCATCCAAATCTCGTGACACTGATTTTTTCACTTCACAGAAATCCACTTGCTGCTGTGTCTGAATATCCACGACCACCACTTTCACATTTCCCGTTGCTGCCAATGCAAATTCAGCCTCCTGCACAGATGAAGGAGTCATTCTATATACCGAAGACGTACTCAACAAAGTTCCATTTCCATAAATCTGAATAACCACTTTTCTTTCTGCCTTAAACAAAGTATTCTCTACACTTTCAGCCTTCAGCTTAACCGTGAAATAAGTTCCTGTAACATTCTGCAAAGCTTGTTTGCTAGCAATGGAAACCCCTAAAGACTCCTGATTTTCATTTGCAAACTCATAAGCCGGAATAATACATTCCTGAGGAGTAAATCCACCATGTGCGTAACCATATGCACCTTTTGAAACAAACGGTTTGTCCGACTTTGCATAATACTGGTATTGACTCTCCTTATACTTCTGGCTCCAAACGATTATATTTTCATTAGTATCATTTGCCAGACAGAACCTTTCCTCAGATTTGATTATATCTCCATCCGGAACCGGAATTTTATCCGCTTCATCCAATATACCGGTTATCACAAATCCATGATCGGCTGTAAGATACACTTTACCATAACCCATACTAAAGAGTTCATTTATTTTTTCCGAGACAAAAGCCTCGTATGCATTTATATCTTTCAATCCAGCCAGCTGTTTCTTTTCGCCAACCTGGTCTATATCACCGAACATCAATACTAACTTATTTGCTGTCACTCCACTGTTGAGTTTTTCCAGTTGGATAACCTCAACATCAGGGATTAAGGTCTTCAGATTGTTATATCTTGTTTGGGCTACATCTTCTACTTCCGCACAACCGAAAAGCGAACTCATGCCATTCTCCGTTACAGATGGAAGCTCTGCAAAAGCCACATCCTTCTTTCCCTTAACATTGATTTTATCAGCTATGGATTCCGCTATTTCAAGCCTTAACCCATCGCAAACTATTACCGCTATCCGTCCGTTTCCGGAAAGTTTATCAGCTATAAAGTTTCTTTGAGTTGGTTTATATCCATCTATAAGCCCAAACCAACGGTCAAGCAACTCTTTATTATATTGTTCGTATCTGTATTGATAAGGGCGCAATAGTTTTTCTTCCTGAAGCCATGCCACATACAGATGCCTTATGGCTGAATCCAAAGGAGCAAAGTGCGATTGATAATAGTTCGCCAGTTGAAAAACGGTATTGATTTCATAAAGCTTCTCATTCTTGAAGTCAAGCAACACCTTTACATCCTTCAACCATTCAGCCTTATATGCTTCTGCTTTCTTACTCTTAGTTCTATTGTCAATATATTGTTGGAATCCGATAATATATTCATTGTTCTCCAATGCAGCACTGAGTTGCTTGAAATACTGTCTGTCCAATTCCATAAGACAATGGTCCGGATGAGTATCCAATACAGACATACCTTGAGGTATTTTATATTTCTCGATATAATTCAATAAAGGCTCCCTCATTGAATTACTGTCCACACACTTATAATAGATTTTCAAAAGTCTGTCTGATATGTTATTATGAATCAGTCCGTCAAATATCGTATCAGCTACCGACTGTGCCAATATTTCCACCGGCTGTTTTGTCTGTGGTTTTGAGATCAGGCTATAAACTTCAGATTCAAAGATCTTCCATACATCTCCATCCATATTCTTTTTAATTTCTTTAGGATGATGCAGCAAGTCTATTATCAGTCCGTCCGTATCCAATGGCTTGATTATTCCCTTACTTACCCCATGCCACCAGTTCAAGTCTTTTCCTTTGCTTAATTTGGCAGCCATCAGAAGTTCCTGCTTTCCTAATTCTGTATTTTCCTTTATACCTTCAAACAGATGCCTTCTGATATAAGCCTCCATATCATCCAGCACAATACAACCGTATGTTTCCGCGTACTCTAACAGAAAGCATAAGGAGTCCGGCGTATTCTGTTTATAGAATACCACCTTCTTGCCTATACAGTCTTTTTCAGCCTTGTATCTTGCCTCTATCTCGTCTATTTCCTCATTGCCTGTATTGATCACCACTACATCCAAAGGCAAATAATCCAACAGGAATCTGCCTTCTCCTAAAGCATCTATCACTACCACACGGTCATGTACAGCCAATACTTTATTTATATCGTTTTGAAACCATTTATCAATCATGATTTTCTATATTTAAAGCTTTATCTCTTTCATTTCTCTCTTTCAAAATCGATTTTATCTCTTTCTCTATTCACAATTTTGAAAGAGAGAATATTATTTCTTAAGCCTATATTTTGTCCATCTGTTTTTACCAGTAGATTCTAAAATATCTTCTTTTATCATATTATCCAATTGTTTCCACAATTTCTGATAACTAATCTCATCTCCAATTCTCTGCTGAATATCCCTTAAAGAAGCACATTCATAGATTTTTAAATCTTCGATGATTAATTCCCGTATTCTATAAGGTTCTATTCTTTTCAAGGACGTCTGTCCTTTATAACCACTTTCTTTAAGTATATTAGAACACACCCGATATTCTTTTCCCCTATTCTTACCAAAAGTTCCTACGATGCTCTCATCTACCAATCTATTAAGCCATGGAGAAAGCTCATTCCGATTTTTCAGATTCAGCAATTTTATCAGATCTGCCGCCGAAAGACTTTCATGCTGTGCTATCAACCCTAAACAGATAATCTGCTTCTGTCGGAGTTCCGTCACCTGCAAAGCATAACGAATTACTTTGATGGCTTTCTGACTGATGATTCGTCTTCCTACTATAGCCTTCACATAATCATCACCTTCCTCAACTATTGGGATCTGTTTTCCATTGGAAAGAAGTACTTCATACATCTTGTCATATCCGGAACCTTCACGTTCCATCATTCGCAGGGCATAGCACAGATTGGCAAAATGCTCGTTTCTCTTTACAGTTTTATGAAGGATATTCTGCGGAGTTACTCCCAATGGTAATGCTCCAGGATTGACCACTTCAATCCTGTCCGGATGGATATTGATAAAAATATCTCCTCTTACCGTATAAGGGCGATGCACCAACGCATTACAGGTCAGTTCTCTGACTACCGCTTCGTCATACGCAGGAATTTCCTTGCGGAACAGTCCGTCACTGATTTCATTGCTTTCCCTCCAAACAGGCACATTATTCCATATCGCTTCAATGATTTCCTGAGGATTCTTTGTAAAGTCATCAATAAGATATTTCCAAACCTTATCACCATATTGATCAAACTGAATACACTGCACCACAGGCGCATTCATCAGTCTGCCTCGTTGCGATTGGGTTCCGATAAAAAGCACTCTCAGATTGGTCATTTTGTCCGACTCTTCCACTGTCAGGAAATAATAATCCAACAGTTCCTTATTCTCTTTCTGTTTTACAAAGTCTGATACACGGTCTGAAGTCCGCAAATGTTGAAGCAACACTTTCAATTTCTCCTTGTCTGCATCTTTCCAGCTCCATTTGCTTTCCTCGTCTTCCCAACGATAATAACCTTTTTCAGCAGAAAGACGGGTTATGTCGTCTCCTGTAAGTGGCCTACTTTCATCACTTACCCGTGTGAAATATTTACCGGAGGTAGTAGAAGCAGAAGAAGTTCCACGTACTATATGCAGACGGATGTACTGCCCACCGTTTTCATGCGTCCGGATTTCGGCATGGACAGACACATTCTGTGTTTTACCACTTATTTTTTTCTCCAGGTTAATAGCTATTTCTTCTGAAACCTTTTGGTCTGCTGGTGGCGCATCCGCATCATCTTCTATGCCATAGTCTATCACTCCCCCTTGTGCATTACTGAAAGCTACGCAGTCTTTAGCCACTTCATTCCAGTCTGCACTCTTTCCAATTATCTCACGGAGAGATTTTTTATCGTATAGTGAATTTTCTTCCATAATCTTTTCTTTTTAGTAATCCTATTACCAGTCAGCATTCAAGTATTTTTTGAGCTGTCCGGCATTCAGCACCTCATAGCTCAACAAGCCTGCCTTCTGCAAAGGAGCAATGTTCTTGCCTACACCGTCATCCAATTTCGGATCGTAACCGCTTGCCAACAGTTCATCTATCTTTTCGGCAAACACTTTCAGCTCTTTCAGCTGCTCTTTCAGTTCTGCAGCTTCAAGCTGACCATTGGCGGTACTAACATCTACACTAGAAAGACGGTCGTTCAAGGCAGTTTCCCTATTGGCTATATAGACACTCTTTATGCGGAACACAGTATCACGGCTCCACTTATAGATACTGATATACAGTTCTATGGCATGGTGCGTACCACTTGTCAGATGCCATATAAACGGAGTCTTTGGCAGATACATAAAGAGATTCAGATGATCGCTCAGTTGTTTGAAGAACTTATCCTGCAAGTATTTATCCAATGGAGTTCCGAGCAACTGAATAATCTGTGAAATCTGCGCCGAATTATATCCGCGCTCCACCAATTCCTGCTCTATACGACCAGCCAACTGTTCTTCGCCCATACGTTCCGTTAAAGGGATTACCCCATCATCATCTTTCGCCAAAACACTACGGATTACGTCTGTTACCAGTTCAAAAGCCAATACCTGTGTACGTTGTGGCGGCAATATGCCGGCATTTTTAAACTGATACCATACTTCTATCGGATTCATCTTATGCTTGATGCAGAATTCTTCCCATCCGTTGTTATTCTGATAGAGTGATTCAAAGTCATCAATATGCGGTTGATTTTCATTTATCTCCAATGAGTCGATATGCTCTAATACTTCTTGAGAAGCAGGGAATTCGGTATTGGTTGATAGCCATTCTTTGTAGGCTGCTTTAGCTTGTGAAGAAACACTGTAATCACCAACTGGAAGACCTTCTTTATCAAGAACCATTTGACGGTCATGGATTGATAGTTCATAAATATCAAATATAGTTTTATTTATAACTGATTCATTTAATAAAACCATCGTCTCTAAAGCATTTTCTTCTATATAGAAAAATAAAATTTCACATGATATCTTATTTCCTATGCCTATAGGAGAATTCACATAATTACGCTCTAAAATTGAATACTTACAACTCCTCCTTCTTATTTGGATATTTTGTTCAGACAAAAATGAAATTATACATTCTTTGTCTTTTTGAGGAAGTTCAAATGGAACCCTTTTTAAATCACCAACTTGAACATTAACTGTTGGATTTAAACAGTTTGCAATATATGAACAAACTTTTGAATTTAAAAAAGCTAATATATAACTATTGTTTTTATAAATGTCAGGGAAGACGCATGAACCGCCAACATCAAAAATAAAGTTCTGAGGAAGATATCGAAATGTTATACCTTTAGATCCAGAGGCTGAATATGTAATTCCTTCTTTAAAGAAAAACTTTTCATTACCCATTCTTGATTTTATTTTTCCCTTATCATCTAAAATATGTTTAATCCCGTAACCATTATTTTCCCAATCTACAACTGTCCATAAGTTTCCATACCATTTATTATAAGGACCTCCTTTAGTATATCCAACCCATTTTTTTTCATCTAACTTATAGTCAATAGATATATTTTCTTTTGAAACCTCCCACCAATATCGTACAAAACGTTCATTACTACCTGTTGTTATACCACATTTAACACCTAACGATTCATCAACAGAATCATTTTTAAACTTCTCTCTAAACTCATCCGAAATCCAATAAATAAATGGATAAGACTTTATATCTTTCAGTTTTGATTGAGGTAGTTGATAAACATGCTTATTTTGCGATTTTGTCACAATATCATTTAATGCCTCCAGACAATATTGCTTTTTATATTTTTCTTGAGGTGTCCTTGTATATTGATCTAGTGAAATAAATAATGAATCATTATTCTTTGTGTCACCATCCTTCTCCAACACATAGAAAGCTGGATCAACCATCACTGTGCCAAACAAATTACTCAGACCATATTCAACAAATAAATTAATATGAGTATGATTAAGTATATATTTTCGAACATCTTCAAATGTCTTAATATACATAAAAGTCATAGGATGAATCATCCCCACCTTGCTATCATCACCAGCCAGTTCACAGCATCTTTTGATAAAACAAGCATAAAGATTAGAATTAAACTTCAAGGGCTTGGAATAATTCGCACCCACAAATTCTTTCAATTCAGTTCCAAAATCTGCACTATCCGTATAGGGAGGGTTTGCTACAGCCACATCAAACTTCGTACTTAAAATATCCAAAAAAGTAATGGCATCGTTCGCCTTTGCCAATGAATATTCATTGCAGCCTTCTCCTGTCCACTGATGAACCTGATTGCGCAAAGTAGTAATCATCTGATGCTTGAAATCAAACATATCCGCTTTCCACTGATTGGCAAACATATCTGAAGAATCTACCGGTAGTAAGGCATCCAACTGCTCTTCTACTCGAATCAAAGAGCCGAATTTATATGCAGCACGTAAATCTTCCCAAATAGAACGGATTGTTTTTTGTTGTGCTTCATTCCAGTCTGAACCCAACATGAAAGCAGCTTCGACCTGGTTATACTCAGGAAGTTCAAAATGTGTACTTACCACATGCGTATAGGCAGGCATAGCTCCTCTACGTCCTTTCAGTTGCATAGCCTTAATAAACAAAGCTATTTGGGTAAGCTGTACAGCACGTTCATCCAAATCTACACCATAAAGGTTGTTTTCCACAATCAGTTTCGGTATATCCCTGCGTGAATAATCAGCATCATACTGGTCTATCTGGTTCAGGTACAAATCATAGAACAGTGAAAATGCATAAATCAGAAAGTTTCCGCTACCACAAGCCGGGTCTATCAGTTTGATTTCTTCCAGCTTCTTCGGATGACGCATTTGTGAAGTAGGCGCATTAGCAATCAGATATTTCACCTTACCATCTTCATCATAGATAAAATTACTCTCCGGATACATTTCCAAATACATCTTTCCCAATGTATTGTCCACCAAGAATTTTACTACCCATTGAGGAGTATATACCTGGCTCTGTAAAGAGACCTTGTCATATTCTGTCTTATCACCGGAATCTTTTAATGCAAGTTTCTCTACAGTATTGAAGTTCTCGTACAACCAGCCCAATATATCATCGCCTTTCCAAATATCCGCACCGCAATCCGCATCCTGTTCTATCTCATTGAAAGCCGTAATAATTTCAAACAATTCATCGGCTGTAGGCAGCATGGCGTATGCATAATCGGGACTATACAAAGGGATCTTGCAATTTTCGGAAAGCTCCTGAAATTTATCTTCCAGGAAATGCTTCAAGCCCATTCGTTCTGCATTCCGTTCATCCGTATGTTCTTCCAGCCATTGTTTATGCGCATACGAAAGGTTTCCATGCTCCACACGGCGACGGATTACTTCTGGGAAAAGCTCCCTGTCTTCCATCACCTTCAGAGCTGCCAGACGATTGAAAAGCGTGAAGGTACATTCATTGATAGTTTCCTTTCTCGCTTCTGCATAATCATTACCTAACGCCTGCTTATGCGTTGCTATAATAGCTTCCAGTCTGTTTCTTTTCTCTCTGCTACTGGTTGAAGTATTTTCCGGAAGTTCTTTTTTCTCCGCTACTTCCAGTCCCAAACGGGAAAAACGGTTGTCAATAGCCTGCTGTATCAGACTGCGTATATGGAGTACATGATCTATTAGTTTCATATCTGCTCTTAAATTCTATCTATTATTCTTAATTATCAAAATTCAAAATATCATCCTCACCAAACATATTCAGCATCGCCAACTGCTGTTTTAGCCAAGACCTGTATTCAGCAACTGAAGCGGTACCCTTCGGCAACTTCGCTTTCATATTGCGCTGTATAGGTTTTGGTGCCGGCTTATCTTCCGGAGTCGGAGTATCAGGTAACTTAGGAATATCAGGTTTATTTGGTGTAGGATCTTGGGTTATAATCTCTGTATCCCACAAATTGACTTCCTGCTTGACCATACTCAAATTCGTAATTTTGTATTCAATGTCACGTAACAACATTCCTGTATTGCTACACTTAACGCTCCATTTATCTAAGTTTACTTTAACAGTAGCATAGCGTTTCCATGATTTTTCCAATTCTTCAATCTTACGATAGAGTTTGGTATTCCATTCATTTGGATATTGGTCTATCTGACACTTCAGTTCATCTGTTTTAGCAAATAAAGCCAGAACGTCTTCACTCAATAATTCGGCTTTATGCTTCATCACGTCATAATAAATATCCTTAATGTCCTGAGTCAGTTTTTTCATTAATGGAGCATTAGCCACCAAGTCCTTTTCACGTGCTTCCTCAAATTGTTCTTTTTTGTCACGAATCAGGTTCATATCATTTCCTGTCTTGTCAAATTCTTCCGTCACATTTTGAATAAAAGCGCGTTCCTCTTCAATAGCCTTAAACTCAGAGTCTATGAACTTCAAATCTTTCTGTACCTGTTCTACCGCCTTGATATAATCATCCGCTTCCTGAAGGAATGTACGTGCGGTAGCTATATAGCTGGCATCTGTTACAGCTGCTGTATATTGGCTGAATACATTACGTGCCTGAACAGAACGTTTGAACAGAAGTTCCATTTCATCATCGCCCATGATTTTGTCCTTTACCTTATCCATCATACGTTTGGATAGTGTACGAATGCAATCAACCAACTCAAAATCATTCAAATTATAAGAAGGAGCATTTTCTCCTGTAATCTTCTTATACTGGCAATCCTCTTTCAGAATATCTACAATCTCCTGACGATCGTTATAAGACAAGGATTTCATGACAGCCTTAAACGATGCTTTAGCAAAGTTACGGGTATTGTCGAATATTTTAGCTTCAAGCGCATCCGATACAGAATGGAAGTCTTCGCCATTGAATTTGGCTATCAACTTATTTCCACGGAATAAGGCTGCCACAGCAGTAATGATAGTTCCGAACTTATACCCTGTAGGAGGTGCAGAAAGTTCCTCTTCCAGTTTATCTCCAGTACAGTACGACTTGCATTTCTCTAAAATTTCAGTAGATACACTTAAATTCTCACCGATAAACTTTCCGGCAGAATCGAAAAAACGGAATTCCTCAGAACCGCCAAACATAGTAGTCAGCTGAGTACTGTTTGCCGTAAGCACTTTAACTGCCAATGAATCGGATAAAGACGCCCCCAGTCTCTTATAGAAAATATTTCCGAACATCTTGCGCTGGAGAGATTCTATTTCTTTCTGGTAATTGGCATCAGTCAACTGATAGGTGTTAAACAGATAGACTGCTGTTCCTTCCGTGTATGATTTGTTGATCAATTCAGTAAGGAATTTCATCTTTTCTTCCTTAGTAGAAACAATATTGCTTACTACCTTCTTCTCGTCGGCTGTATGATAGGTCTTGGTTTCGATATAATCTATCTTCAAAAGTTCCTGTGAACGATTAAAGATTTCTGTTCCGTAAACAGATGAAGGAATGATACTTATTATACCTTTCTGGCTCTGGGTATCCTGTTTTACAGAAGCCACAAGCTGTGCATGGTCTTCATGAAAGACATCATAGAAGCTGACCTTCATATATTTTTCTCCTGCATTTACAAAATTCTCTCCAAGAGAGCTTTCCACACAGAAAGGTATAGCCTGTCCATCCGATGTAAGCGTCTGCGAGACTTTGATAATTTTCTGTTGCTTCAATATCTTGGTTATCTCGGCACGAACACGATAAACTTCAGCGGAGAATGAATTCATATCATCGATAATCTGCTGTTCTATCTGGCTGGTGATACGATACTGATTACCGGATGTAATCAAGACATTACGCTCTACCAATATTTCAAGTGCTTTCTTTACTTCAGCAAGCACACTGTAATAGTCTTCCGGTCTGCGGACATAAGACTTGGTGATATTTTCTATTGTAGTATAGGCATTGGCTTTCTCCAGGAAATGAATGGTTTGCAGCAAAGCTCTTCCTTCTACATACTTCATACCTTCTTTACTGATATGGTTATCCGCCTGTTCATAGCGCATACGCAATGCTTCCGGAATATTTTCCTCTGCCTGACGGCATAGTTGCGTAGCATTAACATGCGTAAATACGTCCGCTTCAGTCATAGCTTCTTTTTTCAATACATCGAACACAGAAACCAACATACCGCGGGTACCGATTTGAGAAGTTACCGTATCTCTTGAACCGAACAGGAAATACTGCAACAGTTTGAACTGATGCTCATAGAACGGATAATAATCAGCGTATGTATGCTCATCTTTAGTGGCATTCAGGGAAACACCGGCAATATGGGTTATATCCTGAATCATACCGTTGTTCTTATCATAATAGGCTTCCAACTGTTCTTTTCCAGAATCGGTCTTAGCCAGAAGTCGCTTACGGATGATGGTATCAATTTCCTCCGCAGCTATTGGGATACGGGTCTTGAATCTGGCTTCCACCTTATTGAGCTGATGAATATTCAGTCCGGATGCATTCAGCACATCATTAAAGGTCTGTTGTGCGATACCTACTGTCCATACTCTGTTTCCAAGAGAAGACAAGGCTTCCGAAAGTCCTTCCAAATCAAGAAGATTTATTTTCTTCTGACTTAAAGCTTCGCTCATTTCATCAATGAAGAACACGATTTTCTTTTCCGGATAATGTTCCAGATAAAGCCTCAAATCTTCCTTCAGTTTTGTAGCATCGTATGTTTTTATTCTTTCATCAATCAGTTTACGGGTTTCTTCATATTCATCTTCTGCCATGAAAGTAAGAATGGCTTTTTTAAGAGCCGGAACTGCTGACATTTTTTTTCTTATGTCATACCAGTCTTTTCCTGCATTCTGCTCCTTTACTGTTGCTAAGAACTTGTCATATCTGTTTTCAAGCATCAGATTGAATTCCATCATTCCAATCCAGTTACTCAGAAACCCTAAAGACAACAGGAAATGACTCATAGCCATATACGATATGCCATGACTGGAATCTACTTTAGCACAGTCGAACAGAGTAACCTGATAATCTGTCTTATCCAATGAACGTATCTGATTCTCTATGATTTCCTTATTCTTAAGACCAATAAGTTTAGGCATAAACCGGTCACGCATAGGGGTTCCTTTAATAACAGGATTGGCTATCAGGAAACCTATCATCTTTGCGAAATATGATTTACCGGAACCATAAAAGCCACTAAGCCACACTCCTGATTCCTTCATATCTGAACAGAATACATCAAGGAAATCAGATAAATGTTTGGCAAGACTTTCCGTAAGGATAAAACCATCCAGTTCATCTTTTATATCTTCCTCATTTTGCGAATTCAAGTCAATGACATTCTTTATGTCGTTCTCCAATTCAATGGAGAGTATATCTTTTATCTTACTCATAAGACATCTTTAATCAATAGGTTTCTGATTTATTTTATTACGATACAGCGGTATTTGGAAGCAATCTGCTTACCCAAAAAGTTAATGTTATCTTTATCCACAGTAGCAGGATAAAAAGCAATCAATGGAAGTTGGGCTGACATCACAATCCGATGTTCCATGATATTGATATTGGAGAAGCCCATACCATAAATAGCACCCGTATGAACAAGGACAGGAATCTTATTCATACGGTAGGAGCTTTCTATAGCTTTAATTATATAATAGAAGAAAGTCTCTTCATAAAAATTATCACTAAAGAAAACTTCATTCCCAAATTCCTTGTAATTCTCCTGAAACTGCTCTATTCCTTGTTCAGAAACAAACTCAGTAAAAAGAGTTCTTAAATCTATAAAGGAATATTCATCATGATTAAAATTCTCTTTTGCATACGCTATATAGGCATCATCGTCTTCAGGAGGATACACAAAAAGAATGCTTCTTCCTCCATTAGCCTTACCTGTAATGCGCGCTATATCTGTTTTAAGCACTTCTCTCAGTTCTCCAAACAAACGATTATGCTCTATCTGAAATGTACTACTCATGGTCTATCAAATCTATGGTTACATCTTCACCCATCTGGCTGATCTGCCATAGTGAAAGATACTCAACTTTTTTTAATCTCTCGATAATGCTTCTCTTGTCCATAAACCCAAAGATGACAAATGGATTTTCCAACGTCCTGTTCTCTGGACATGTAACTATTATCCAACGGATAAAATAAACAAACAGCTGTCCTGTAATGATAGGATGGCATATATCCTTAGCTGTTTTACCTTCAGCCAGGTTCATTTTCTTAAGCATTGTCAGATATTTGGCTGCTGTTATTTTCAAAGTTTCTTCCGACCAGTTCAATTCCCCATCTTCTGTTTCCTTGATATGATGCAGCAAGCTCAATACATCTATTACAGAAAGAGAGGTCCTCCCCTGATATACGGCTCTCATAAAAACGTCCTTGGTCACTTTAGCAAAAAGAGCGTTACCATAAACCAACTGCCAAAACAATACAAGCAATTTTTCTCTTACAGAAAAATCATCTGAACTGATAGCGGTAAGAAACATATTCTTCTGATTATCATTAGCAAACTTAATAATAGAAGCTTTGATAGCAGCCAGGAATCTATTGAAGGTTTTATGAGTTCTGAAAGAAAACGCCTGCTCTGATTCAGATTTCTTTCCTGTGTACTCACAAATAAATTCAAGCATAGCTACATAATCAGGAATACTACCCAAAACATTTATACCGGAATCATACTTTACTTTTTTATCATTGATTGCCATACTTTCATACCTTAGGAGTATTCAACAAATCCTGTACGTTCACTTCAAGCAGTGATGCTATTTTTATAAGAGTTTCCAAATCAGGTTGAGAAGAGTTAGTGCACCATTTAGACACTGTAGAAGGATTGATACCTAACTGTTCACTCAACCATTTATTGGTACGTTTCTTCTCAACAAGAACCAACTTCAGTCTATTTATATCTTGCATAGGGTCATTATTATTATTATGAGCGCAATTTAATGAAAAGTTTTCATTTTAAAGAAAAGAAGTCCTATAAATATTTCTCCCTTCCATCAAAGATAAATCCCAATCCTGATTTGCCAGCCGCATTTATTCCTTTTTTCAGGAGAATTTTCTTTATGGCTATCGCCATGAAAATTCACCTGAAAAAGAATGCGGCGGCAAACGGATTAGTATTAATGGAAAGATTACAGGGATTAACTGCGACCGACGTGACGCATAGATGTGAATCAAAAGCAGCTATCCTTATATTCTATATATGACCTCACAAATGCTATAAAAATCCACCTTCCCAAATAACAAAACATAGTCTGCTTATCCAATCCCGAAATAAGACAGGGATTTCAGCTCTCTCCGATCTGCATAGTACTGTGGCTTCGCTATGACATCTGATGTCATATTATGAACTTTGATGATAATCTTTTGTACTCCACAACCTTCTATATTATTTTTGTCCCAACCACTTAAACTAATGATTATGGAGATAGTAAACATAGAAGCCAGTGCATTTATGGAAATGAACAACGTATTGTCCAAGATAGAAAAACAACTGAAAGGACTGCCCCCTTCCAGCTCCGATTTGAATGAATGGCTAGATAACCAGGATGTATGCATTCTTATGAATATATCAGACAGGAAACTATTATCTTTAAGACAGAAAGGACTAATTCCTTTCAGTCGTATAGACCGAAAAGTATATTATAAAAAAGAAGATATTCTAAACTATATGAGGAGAAACCTTAAAACATATACAAATAATGGAAATGGGACAGATGGTATTGAATAAGGATAGTAATGAGGTCAAAAGATTTATTGAAGCCATGGAAGGTATATCCAAAATGTTGGATGCAAATTCTTTAATTTACAGACCTATATTAGACGGGCACCGTTATATTACAGAACAAGAATTATCAAAAGCTCTCAAAATAACAAAAAGAACACTCATTGAATATAGAATGAATGGTAAATTGCCCTATTACAGAATAGGAGGAAAGATTCTGTATAAGGAACAGGATATTATAGAAATATTGGAAAGAAACAAAGTTTTGGCATTTGAATGATATTTCTTAAAACATTAATAATCAAAAGATAAATTTCATACAAAGAACTTGTAACCATTATAAATAACTATATAAATATTTGGAGGAATAGAACCGAACACTTACCTTTGTAAAGTCAAAGGATGATTAACAAGAATCTATCGAAAATTGGTGAATTAGGCATATGGCTGATTCAGTGGTTCGGGGATTTTTCCAAAGATATTAAAGTGCTGTAATTTAGGATTTTGAATTTATATGTTCGATTTCTGGTGGAAATCACTTTCTTTTTATATCTATATAATATACTGATAATCTTTTAGTTATAAGTTTTATCTCAAACTTTCTATAGAGTCCCATATAAATAGTGCAAAATTCATAGAATCACTATGGATTGAAAATCATATAGTGAAATAGTTATGTCTTATTCATGTCCATATTGGAAAGCTGAACTAGTGGACATGAATATAAATTAATATGACATGAGACATAATTTTTCCATTAGTTTTTATCTGAAGCAAAGTACACCAAGAAAAAATGGCAAATATCCAATAATGCTCCGCATTACTATCAACAAAGAAGTTACTGATGTAAGTTTAAAAACTGTTGTTTTACCACAGTATTGGGACAAACACAAAAAGCGAATCGTAAAGACCGCTCCTGAAGCACAAGCGATCAATACCTATCTGGATGATGTTTATACAACTCTACACTATTACTATAAACAAGCACTCCTGAGTTCCAAACACATTACCTCCAATATGCTAAAACAACGCTTCCTCTTGATAGGCAACACCCCTCCAACCCTATTGGAGCTTTTCATGAAACAGAAAGAAGATGCTTGCAGATTGTTTTTGGCAAATAAAATCAGTGTATCTCATTACAACAAGCATAAGCTTGTTTACCAGCGTCTTGGTGAATTCTGCAAGAAAAGCAGAATTAATGACATGCCTTTGGACCAGTTTAACAGACAAACAATACATGATCTTGAAATTTTCTTTAAAGCAGATTACAACCTGTCTGTTAATTCTACTGCCAAGATGTTGGAGTTTATACGTAAAGGTATACTTTGGGCATATCAATGCGGATTAATACTCATAAATCCGTTTTCTGCCTACAGGATTAAAAAAGAAGATACGCAGGTACAGTTTCTTAATAAACAGGAAATATCAAGAATCAGAAAGAAACAATTAGATATTCCCAGGCTGGATCTTGTCCGGGACTCGTTTGTTTTCAGCTGCTTTACGGGCATATCCTATGCAGACATGTGCAAATTAACGAAAGACCAAATTGTATTTGATTCAAAAAGTAGCGGATATATTCATTTTTATAGAACCAAAACCAACCATCCGGCATTCATTCCACTGCTACCTCAATCCATGGAGATTCTCGACAAATACATTAACCAGAATAATTCAGGCAAAATTTTTCCTATGCTTTCCAATCAAAAGACCAATGCATATCTTAAGGAATTGGCTGATATTTGTGGCATTAAAAAGAAGCTGACCTATCATGTCGCAAGACATTCTTTTGCGGTTACAATATGTCTGGAAAACGGGATACCAATAGAAACCTTATCAAAAATATTGGGGCACACCAACTTAAGAGTGACTCAGGCATATGCAAAAATTACTCATAAGAAAGTAATGAATGACATGCAGGCATTAAAAGACCGGCTTGAATACTAAAGCATAAGTTTATTTTATGATTTGATATCTGATGAAGTTTGATGACATCTGATGCCAAGGAGCGCTATTTATTTACGAGAAACATTACATTTGTCTCAAATCAAAAAACACCGCCTATGGAAATCGTGAATATTGAAGCCGGAACATTCAAGGAAATGGTAACCGCATGGAACTCCTTGAAAAGTGAATTGAAAGAGTTACAGAATATTTATTTGAGAAAAGAGCCGGATGAATGGCTGGACAGTAAAGAAGTCTGTGAGATACTTTGCGTGTCTCCACGTTCTCTGCAACATCTGAGAAACAGTGGCACACTGTCCTTTACCCGGATAGACAAAAAAATCTTTTATCGAAAGCAAGATGTCGTGTCATTATTAACAACAGTACAAAAGAAAAAATAGTCATGGGAGAGATCATTACCAAAACGAATAAGGAAGTCCTTCAGTTCTTCGATGAGATGAAAAGAATCTCAACATTCATAGATGCGCTAAAATCAGGTTATACACCATCTTTAAATGGGGAACGCTTTCTGACAGACACAGAATTGTCAGAAATGCTCAAACTGACTAAACGCACATTATTGGAATATCGGAATTGCGGGAAAATCCCTTATTATCAAATCGGAGGGAAAATACTCTACAGGGAAAATGATATTGAGAAACTACTATACGAAAATCGCAGGGATACGTTTTAATGCTATTCGACAACCGTTTTAAATAGTGTTCAAACAATATTTTATAGGAAAGGTCGCATTCTGTGGGTTGAATGCGACCTTTTGCTTCTATTTAAAGATCAACTTTGCAACTCCCTGCATATCTTCCATAATGTTTTTATCCAACACACGAGCATAATGCTGAGTCATACGTGTAGAGGAATGTCCCAGCATCTTCGATACATTTTGCAAGGAAACATTATTCGCCAATGTGACAGTCGTTCCGAAAGTATGCCTTGCAACATGGAATAAGATAGGCAAACAGAGCACCGGAAACGAGAAGAAAGGATAACGTAATCCGCTGGAAACTAACCATTTCTCTATATTCTTCCACTTATAGAAAAAGCAGGAAAGTAGAGATTATTGAAGATGTTCAGTTACCAAACCGTTAGCAGGTCAGTTACCGAAAGGAAACGAGGTAACGCGAAGCAAATCGGATAATTAAAAACGCCGATATATTACACTGATTGTCATTGTTTTGCATGCCGAAGAACGCTTATAAAACAGGTAATTTTGCAACTAAAGTTATAAGCGTATGAAAGTAGAAAAATTCAAGGTTTTGCTCTACCTCAAAAAGAGCGGACTGGACAAGTCGGGCAAAGCTCCGATAATGGGACGCATCACCGTGAACCGGACGATGGCGCAGTTCAGCTGCAAGCTCTCCTGCACTCCCGGGCTGTGGAATCCCCGTGAAAGCCGGCTGAACGGCAAGAGCAGGGAGGCGGTGGAAACAAATGCGAAAATCGACAAGTTGCTGCTTGACATCAATGCCGCCTTCGATTCCCTTCTGGAACGCAAGGGGGAATTTGACGCAGCTTCCGTCAAGGATGCCTTCCAGGGCAGCATGAAGACGCAGATGACCCTGATGAAAATGCTGGATGCCCTCAGGGATGAGGTGAAGAGCCGTATCGGGATAGACCGGGCAAAAGGTACCTATCCGGCATACGACTTTACCTGCCGTACCATGCGCGAGTTCATTGAAACCAAATTCAAGACGAAAGACCTGGCCTTCGGGCAGCTTACGGAACAGTTCATCCACGACTATGAGAATTTCATCCTTGACGAGAAAGGGTATGCCGTGGACACCGTACGGCATTACCTGGCAATTCTCAAGAAAACGTGCAAAAGGGCTTATCAGGAAGGACACTCCGAGCGGTTCATGTTCCAGCACTACGTCCTCCCGAAACAGACCGTCAAGACTCCCAAGGCACTGTGCCGTGAAAGCTTCGAGAAAATCCGTGACGTGGAGATAGCCCCGCACCGCACGACCCACCGTCTGGCAAGGGACCTATTCCTCTTCGCCTGCTATACCGGGGTCGCCTACAGCGATGCCGTGACCGTCACCCGGGAAAACCTGTACACCGGCGAGGACGGCAAGCTATGGCTGAAATACCGCCGTAAAAAGAACGAGCTCCGCGCAAGCGTGAAGCTGCTGCCGGAAGCCGTCGCCCTGATAGAGAAATATCATGATGACAGCAGGGACACGCTGTTCCCGATGATCCACTATCCGAGCATGAGAAACCACATGAAGGCGCTGGCCGTACTGGCAGGGATAAAGGAGAACCTGTGCTACCATGTCGGACGCCACTCGTTCGCCTCGCTCGTCACCCTTGAAGCGGGCGTTCCGATAGAGACCATCAGCAGTATGCTGGGGCATAGCAACATACAGACGACCCAGGTCTATGCCCGCGTCACCCCGAAAAAGCTCTTCGAGGACATGGACAGGCTTATCGAGGCTACCGGAGATTTGAAACTTGTTCTATAACCCATAAACAATGAGAATCATGAGAAGTACCTTTTCCATACTGTTCTATATCAACCGCGGCAAGATAAAGGCTGACGGAACCACGGCGGTCATGTGCCGCATCACCATAGACGGCAGGAACACCGCCATCACCACTGGGATATGCTGCAAGCCGGAAGACTGGAACGCCCGAACCGGGACCATACGCACGGTAAGGGAAAACGCCAGACTGCAGGAGTACCGGAAGTATATCGAACAGACTTACGAGGAAATTCTGAGGACACAGGGTGTCGTCAGTGCGGAGATTATCAAGAACCGGGTGACAAGGCAGTTCGTCGTTCCGACACATCTGCTCCGGATGGGCGAGATAGAGCGTGAACGTCTCAGAATACGTAGCAGGGAGATCAATTCCACCTCCACCTACCGGCAATCACAGTATTTCCAGAAGTACCTGACGGACTACCTTGTTTCACTGGGGAAGAAGGACATCGCCTTTGAAGAAATAACGGAAGACTTCGGCAGGAACTACAAGGCATTCCTTATCAGGAACAAGAATTTCAGCACCTCGCAGACCAACCGCTGCCTCTGCTGGCTGAACCGCCTCTTGTATCTTGCCGTGGACAACGAGATCCTGCGCACCAATCCGGTGGAGAATGTCGAATATGAGAAGAAAACCGCACCCAAGCACAAGTATGTCACCCGTGAAGAGATGAAAAGGATACTGGCCATGCCCCTGAATGAAGGACGTGCGGAACTGGGCAGGCGTGCATTCATCTTCTCCTATTTCACCGGGCTTGCCTATGCCGACATCAAGCAGCTCCATCCGTGCCATATCGGGACGACGGCGGAGGGTCGGCGGTTCATCCGCATCAACCGGAAGAAGACCGGGGTGGAAGCGTTCATCCCCCTGCACCCGATAGCCGAGCAGATACTGTCCCTGTACAATACCACCGACATACACAGTCCCGTGTTCCCGTTGCCGAGCCGGGATTCCATCTGGCACGAGATACGGGAAATCGGCGTGATCCTGGGCAGGCACGATGACCTTTCGTACCATCAGGCCCGGCACGGGTTCGGGGTCCTGCTCATTTCAGAGAGCGTATCCATCGAGAGCATAGCCAAGATGATGGGACACTCGAACATTTCCACCACACAAGGGTATGCCAGGATAACGGAAGAAAAAATTTCAAGGGAAATGGACAGACTGATGGAAAAGAGAAGCCAAAGCCGCACACATTCTGGCTCTGACAGCCAATGACAATTTCGCAGCCGCCTGCTTCCTCGCCATCCATGAAGTTAGTACAGACTTCATTGAAAGTGAAAAGGTCGGGCGGCCGTGCCGTTTCGGGCAGAATCTTCCTTTGCAGGCAAAGCGTATTCAGCCCGAAAACCTTTCCACTTTCACGTCTGTACAGGGAAGGCTGACGGCAGCGGAAACAAGCGACCGACGGAAAAGTCGATACAACAAAAAAGGAACAGCATACAGACAGTAGGAAACTACCGGTCCGTATGCTGTTCTGATTGTTCTGATTTTCTATAGGAGGGCGTTTTTTTGAAACACAATGAAAAAGGCAGGCGGCAAACTGCGCTCCCTCCAAAAAATCAATCCGTTTTTTCGACCACCTGCCAATATCCGCCCTTGTCCGGCTGAACTGCTTCTGTCTTCATTCGCTGTTTTCATGCTTAAAATTCTGAAATATAATGTATCACAAGTGATTTGACAATATACATTTAGCCGGTGTCCTCCTTATATCTGCTGCATTATGATTTCATTTTTGTATTACTTGCCGTTGCCATTATTGTAAATGACATCCAAAAATTCTTCTGCAAGTCTTATATCTTTAATTCTTATAATATTGTCTTCTTCCGTCGGATAGCCAAGGATATTGATACTGCCATACCAGACGGAGGATTTGTCCATAACACATGAACATAATGATAATTCAGGTACAATCTTTACGAACAACCCCTGTCTTCCGAGATAATCCGACTGCTCGTTTTCTGTCAATGTAAGAATGGCCACTTCAATACCGTCTCTTTGGAGTTCTTTCAAGATATTGACAAATTTATTTCGTTCCATATGATAGAGCTTAGGGGAAGATATCACAATGGATTGTCTTGAGGCTTTTAATTCTTTTATAAACGGATGACAGAATGTTATGCCGTTGAAAATCTGTTCTTCATGCGGAGACGACTGTAAACCTTCGGTTGCATCAAACAATGTCTGACAATCCTTGGAAAGTACCCGATAGCCGATGACGGAATAGCCTTTGAGCCTCTTGCGATACATGCTCTCACAGACAGGTTCGTGTATATCGATATAATCATAGATACGGACATCGGCTTTCCCTTCGTTCTCCCGGTGCAGACGGCCTGCATACTGGGCAACCAACCCTTTCCATGATATGGGGAGGGCTAAAAAGAGCGTATCAAGCCGGGGATAGTCAAATCCTTCTCCTACATATTTTCCGGTAGCGACTATTACAAGAGGGGAATTTTGCGGAATGTCATGCAATCCTTGCAGGATTTCACGCTTGCTTTTGGCTGTTCCTTCTCCCGTCAGTTGGATGACATGTGAGATATGCGGTTTTAACATTTCGGAAAGCAGCTTTACATGCGATGTCCTGCCGGTCAGGATAATCGGTGTCCTGCCTGCCGTTACTGCATTTAACACATCCTCCACGATGAGCGTATTCCGTAATTCAGACTCTGCAAGCGATTGTGACAATAAGGCGAACGACTGCCTATTTTCAGTTACAGAGCGATAGGATGTGAATCTTGGAACAAGATAACGCAGGAATGACTGCTTCTGTATCTGGGTCTTGGCATCTGCCGAAAAGCGGATTGGTCCGCACTGCATGAAGATAATGGGTTGCAGTCCGTCCTTGCGGATAGGTGTGGCAGTAAGTCCATAGACATGATGTGCCGTAATATGTCTGAGCACATTCTCAAACGTTATGGAAGAAACATGGTGGCATTCATCCACGATCACCATCCCATATTCCCGTACAAAAGGTCTTACCTCGCCATTTTCAAAACATGATTGCATAAGGGCGATGTCAATGACTCCGTGCAAGGTGTTTGAGGTTGAATCCAAGCAGCCTATGGGAGAAAACACTTTTTTCCTGCCACGTTTTCTTGACGTGGCAGGCTCGGCAAATTCTATCTCAAGAAAGTCGGTAAGGCGTTCGTGCCATTGCAGGAGCAGCGCTTTGGAATGTACCAGCACGAGTGTGCTTACCTTTTTTCGGGCAATCAGAGCAGCTGCTGTTACTGTTTTCCCAAAAGCGGTCGTTGCCGCCAATACCCCGTTCGTGTATGGCATTAAGGAATTGATGGCATCAAGTTGCTCGTCACGTTCCTTGCCCTTGAATGCAACGGCAACAGGCTTGCCGTGATTGGTTTCATCAATCATTTCATAAGCAACTCCAAGAGATTCCAGCATAGTTGTTACGGCATCCTCACAACCGCGGGGCAGAGCGAGGTAATCATCCGTAAAGTCTGCACGGCAAATAATACGCGGAATGTTATAGGTAGAGATGCGCATTGCTTGTTTGCTGTAAAATTCCGGATTTTTGAATGCGGCTATACGCTTGAGATGATTGGCCACCTTTTCGGATATGGAGTTTAGGGGGATGTATAGTCTGTCCGATTTTTTAATTTTCAGTTTTCCGTTAAAATCTTTCTGCGTGACATCCTGAGATACAGGAAGCACCCAAGGCTTTGTTTCTGAAGAAGTTGCCAACGAACCGAAATCTTCTTGTCTGTGCTGGACCAATAACATGTCCAAGTCATGCTCATTAAGCTTTTTTACATTGTATAAATAAGCCCATTGGTTTTTGAACTGAAGGAAGTTTTCATCCACAAAGACACTGTTTCCCATTTTCCGTGCCCTGCCTTGCAATGGAAGGGCTATCAGATTTCCGAATCCGCCTTCAGGCATTCTGTCCTGATTGGGGAAGAAACGGTCGTATGAATTGAAGGTAATATGTCCGTTGCGCTTCATGGCCTCAGTAAGGATGGCATTGCCTAATTTCCTGGCTTTACCGGCAGCAACCGGTTCTTCGAAAAATATCCATACATGCGCCCCGTTACCGGAGCGTGAACGTTCGATACTGTACGGAATTCCCCAATTCCTACAAACGGCAGTGAAAGCCAGCACATCTTCCTTATATCCGCGAGTGCAATTCTTGTCATCAAAATCAGCGCAAAGAAAAGAGCATTTATTGTCAGGGGTGACAGCATATAAACCTATAACATCACACCCGTATTCATCTTTTCCCTCCAAATGGCGGTAGATTTCCCGGCTTGTCAGAGGAGCAAGGTTGCGATTCGGGCAATCCGAGCACTTGTATCGTTTCTTGTCGCAGACTCCTCTTCGCCATTCATTGGTACAGACCGGTTGATAGCCTCCCTTTCCCGTTGTCCTGCTGAACCATCTTCGTGCAAAAACATCCGTTCTTCCCTTGAAAAAGCTGCTGAACAATGCTATTTTCTCATCAGGCGTGAAATTGACAGAAGGAAATATTACAGGAGAAAAAATCGGCTCCTTATCAGAGATTTCCGATGCGGAATACGCAATGCCGTGTTGAAGAAGAATTGATTTCAACTCTTCGTTCTCGGCAAGTAATGCATTATATTTCCCGACAAGCGTGTCGTATTTCTTTTGCAGCTCTTCCATCCCGTTATGCTGCCATCAGTCCGCAAAGCAAAGCGATTCCGAAACTTAGAAATGTTCCGGCAAGGACATATTCGGTTTTTGCTGTATCCGTATCCTTGAACCTCAATATGGATTTTGCGGCTATGATAAAACCGATTGCTTCATACCTGCCTATTATTACAAATATGATTGTGAGAATACGTTCCAGGTTTCCTATCAATGCTCCGGCATTTTTGATATTCTCACAGGATAGTGTTTCTCCGATTTGGTACCTTTTCAAAACCAGCTTGATCAGGACATTGGCGGGTTTGATGCACAACAGTACCGCCAGTATGAATAAAGGCATGGAGAAGTTTCCGGTATAATCCACAAATTGTACAGGCAATTCAGTGGTGATATCAAACTCGGTAGCCACAGCAGCCAATATTGCCAGATGTGCAGCCTGGTCAAGGACAAAACTCCACAATCCTTTGGGACAATAGGCTTTGACAAGATCAATGGCCAGATGTGACAGGGCAATGGTCAAGGCATAAAACCCGAAATCGCTGACCGGGACCAAAGCCCATGATACTACAGCTACAAGAAGCGAATGTACATACAGGAAGCAGCTTCTGAACTTCTTTTCCTCTTTCTGTGAGCAGTATTTGTCATTTTGCAGGTAGAAATCGGCTATGACGTGGCCCAACAGCAAACTTAAAAACAGCCAGCTATTCATATTCGTTAAAATTTATCTGTTCAAAATACTTCAAGGCTTCCTCTATGCAATACCATTTTGTAGCCGATGAAGCCTTGTTTACACCGGATTGTGATATTCCCAGATTTCGGGCTATATCCGTTTCCTTCAATCCAAGCAGTTTGTAATAAATGACCTCGCTTTGGCGCAGGGTCATGTCATTCATGATGGCATCGGTCAGCAATGCGATCGTCTGTAAGGGGCAGGATAATTGTCTTTTGCTTGTACATACAGACAAAGTTCCTTTATTCAAGGCATTCATTCCCTCAAGTGAACGCCCCGACATATAAATGGACTCGCCATCCCAAATGCCCTGTTCCGTGTCCACTATACGCATGTTTCCAATACCGATAGCCATCCTGATACCATATGTCTGAAAGCTCTTCGCTTTCCTGTTTTCTGTAATCGGGAAAGACTTGATGCATGATTTGATTACAAGAGCTATACGAAAGACATTGGATACATTCTGCATTACACATTCGATATAATCGCCTTTGATTTGACGACCGTAAAAATCCGGGTATTTTGTTTTGAGCAAAGCAAACAGTGCCTCTATCCTTTGCTTTAGTCTGATAGTTTCATCCACGGATAACGAAGTGGATGAAACTATATCTGCCGAAATGGTTGCAAACATATTACTATTGTTTTGGCTGTAAATGTATGAATATAATTTGGTATAGCCAAGAAATATACCCTAAAAAGGGTGTAACATTACTATATACCCAATAAAGGGTGTATAAGTATTGCATTACAAAACCAATCCGCATCATTTAGTGAACCTGTGATGCGGATTCTGAAATGAAAAGTTGAACTTGGCGGATACCCATTATATGGGGTAATATTAAAACCCGGTTCTTCCATTCTGATGGTACGCCTCCTTGTACCCGTCCATCAACGTACGTTCTATGTCGGAAGCCCTGTACAGAATCCTGCCGCCTATCTGGATATAGGGCAATATGCCGTTGTTGCGGTAATCCTGAAGGCTTCTGCGGCTGACCTTCAGTTTGACGGCCAGTTCCTTGTCGGTATAATAGTGTTCCCCGTCCAGGGACGGCTTGTTGTTTTTACGTATTTTCTCCACCTTTTCCGATAGTTCTTCCAGCGACGAGAGGAAGGCTCTCACGCGCATGTCGTTTTCCGGTGTCAGCAGCCGGATGTTGCCATTGTCATTCATAAGTCAGATATCTGTTTGTTGGTTGGTTTGTTGGTTGGCTTGTTTGTTGGTCACATTGCATATTCTTTCCTTGCCGGCTGTTATACACCGTTTCATTTCCGCCACGGGAAAGACGGCCTTCACGTCCTCCGGCCTGTAATATACCTTGTGGCTTATTTTGGTGTAAGCCAGCGTTCCGTTCTCCCGCATCGTCTGCAAGGTTCTCGGACTGATGCAGAGCAGCCTGCACACGTCATCGCTGTCAAGCCACTCCTTTTCTCCCAAGTCCTCCTGTTCCCGGCAGAGCCGTTCCACCTTTTCCGCAAAAATCTCAAATCCCGAGAGCATCCTCTCGAAAGTCGCCTTGTCTATGACTACTACTTCCATATTCCTGTAATTTTTAAGTTCGTTTGACATTGATTTTTCATGCAAAACGAAACGGCGGAATCAGGCTGTGCCTACCGTTTCCTGTGCGAAGGAAACAAAAAAACGGAAACAGTCCGCAAACCGGACGGCATGTGTCACCGTCAGACATTCCTTTTCACCGCAGGAGGATAATTGCAGGCGGTAAAAAGCAGAAAAGGACACACTCATTTCTTTGAAGCAAAGGTAGCCGTTCCCCACCGGAGCGCAAGGCCGGGCCCTGCGGGTCGGCGGGGAAAAAATCATCCTCGCGCTTTGCGCTCCGGTATTTTTTCCTGCCGAGCCTTGACGCTTTTCCGGAGGTAGAACGGCTGTAAGGCATTCAAAGAAACAAGAGTGCCCGCACCACGGGCCGGATGTCTAACAGATAAATGGAAAAAGGATATGGCAACAAAAGACGTAAAAGAATTCAACGGATGGTTTGACCGTTCATACGCGAGATTGAAGGAGAGACTCTCCATCTATGGAAAAATCGACGAGGACGCATTCCATGACGCCTATCTGGCAGTCAGGAAACAGGTCATGTTCGCAAGCGGCGGGATCGATGAGTTGGAATCCTATTTCTTCGGATGCTACCGGAGAATCCTACAGTCGGGGGCAAGGGATGAAAACCGTTACGACAGTCCCGGAGACGAGTATTTCGCAAGACTGGGCGAGACGGACTGCGCGGAAGAGACAGAAGAACGGGAAGAGATGCTGACCGGATGCGACAGGCTGGTAAGGGACATACAGAAGTTCCTCAGGCGGCATTTCTCCTACGAGGATTACAGGATATTCATGCTGCGGTTCTACGAGACCGGAAGCTCGTTCCGCACCATAGCCAGGCACATGGGCGAGAAGACCTCGGTGGTGACGCGCAGGGCACAGGCGATGATGGAATCCGTCCGGGCAAACCGGAAATTCATCGCCAGAAGAAGGCTGATCATGGCCGGAGAGGCGGCATGACACGAATAAAGGAAAACAATGTATAACGAAAAAATATCGATGATTATGAAACTGACAGTTTATGACAAGAGCAATTCCCATCCGGCACTGACCTACAAGGGCAAACGGATCATCACGGTATGCCGTGACGGAAGCATGTATTTGAGCCGGATACTGAGCCGGGAACTGAGCCTGCACGCAGGAAACAGGCTGTGTATCGCCAGGGACGAAGACAGGCACAAGGACTGGTACATGTTCGTCTCGGATGACGAGAACGGCTTCACGATCTGGAACGACCCGCGTTGCGCCCGCTTCTCGAACAGCTTCATCGCCGGCATGATACTCGATGCGGCAAAAGTCGAGAAATGCGCCGGCTTCATGGTGGCGAAAGAGCCGGTGAATGTGGACGGCAGACTATGCTACCGGATAATACTTGACAACCCGATACCGAAAGGGGTAAGTGTAAGGACCACCGGTACGAAATAAGCCCGACACCTGAAAGAAAAAGCAAGGGGCATCCGGAGGAAGGAAGAAGAAGAACCGACCTCCGGGTGTCCCTTTTTTCATGCGGCCGCAGGCAGAAGGAACGGGATGGATTTTCATTTTCTTGAACGGTACGCCTCCCTATAGCCGTCCATCAGGGTACGCTCTATGTCGGAAGCCCTGTACAGAATCTTGCCGCCCACCTGAATATAGGGCAGTATGCCGTTGCTTCGGTAATCCTGCAATGTCCTGCGGCTCACTTTAAGCAGGTGCGACACTTCCTTGTCAGTCAGCAGCTCATCGCCATATACGGGAGGTCGGCGTTGGCTGAACAACTTTTCGAACGAAGCCAGAAGCCGGTCGAAATTCGAGTGGAATTTGCATACCCACTCATGGTCTTTTTCTCTGATTTCACTACTCATACGGTTTGTCTTTAATTGAAACTGCTAAATGCCTTTGCCTTTCCATTTCGCCTCTTTCCGTCTCTCTTCCACATCCACAATGACCCGTTCCACGTCTTCCTGACGGTAGTAGGTGCGGTTGCCAATCTTGGTAAAGGCGAGTGTGCCGTTGTCACGGAGGGTCTGCAATGTCCTCGGGCTGATACGCAGTTTCCGGCAGACGGCATGGCTGTCCATCCATCGTTCTGCCTTCTTCTCCCCGTGCTGTCGGCAGAGGTCATCCATCCGCTGCACGAAGTAATCCAACTTGGCAGCCATCTCCTCAAAGGTTCTTTTTTCAAAACTTACTATTTCCATAATCTCATTGTTTACTTCCATTTGATACTTTTCCATCTTGTACCGCCAAGGCAAAGCCGGCTTACCGCCTTATCCGATACATCTGACAGGAGGGAACAAGTGGCATGGCTGCAGCAAGCCACCGGTCTGTCTTTCCTGTTCCCGGTACAAATTAAAGCAGTAATAATCACACTGCAATGGATTTGCAGACGGCTGACGGTCTGTTTCATCATCTGTCATCATGTTGCATGGCCGGTGGACAGTATGACCCGACTGAGCAAAGCCGCCATATGATTATTACTGCCTGAACTGACTGCAGCAAGTATACCGGTACGATTGCAACGGGTTATCCTATATCCGGTAAAGTGTCCGTTGGATTCAGTCTCCATACTGCCATGAAATCATTGTCCGATTCCATGGGCGCCCGTGCGGGTGTGGCAAATCACAGCAGTCGCCACCGTTTGTCCGGTGCATATAATGCAGAACCGGTCATAATTGCCACACTCACTCCATTTGCTTGACACAGTGCACTATACACACTTTCTTTGCTGCCGATAACCGGTCAAGGTACATACCAAGGCCACTGTATTGACTTATTAAAATTCAAAGATTATGGCTACAAGAAAAAGCTTTGACAAAGAGCGGTGGGAAGCTATGACAGGTATGGAAATGTCACAGCTCCTTCCTGAGTGTGAAAACCCTGAAAGTGCAGGAGAGGTTACTGACCATGCCGGGAATGAAATCCTGCCGACAGTCACGGAACAATCCGGGATCCAGGAGCCGGCAGAGAAAGACGGTTCCGCTCCTGCATCCAAGTGCCGGATTAGCGGCAGGCAACGCAGGCTGTCACTGGAAGAGTACCGCAGCACATTCCTGCAGGTTCCCAGAATAGAAGACCGCAAGCCCGTATTCGTGAGCTGCGAGGTAAGGGACAGGCTGGACGAGTATGTCCGTAAGCTCGGAAGCCGCAGGATGAGCGTGTCCGGACTGCTGGAAAATATCGCCCGGCAGCATCTTGAAATCTATTCGGAAGACTTCGAGCGGTGGCGCAAACTGTAAAAGACACCCGGTGCAAAATCCATCCGCATCATGGAATGATGGCATTCCGGCATTCAGAACCCGCCAGAGGCGGTCAACGGACGGAACATCAGTTTCGGGAGTTAGCGAGGTTATCTTTCGGGCATCCCGAAAACCTCGCTCCACTCCCGGAGTCGCGGAGGCAATCCGCTCCCAACGGTCGCAGATTGCGGGACATATCATCACAGTAAAATGACCAATCACAGTAAACCAAGTAATATGAGTGACAAGGATAAAACCAGACCCAGAGGCAGACCGAAAGCAAGTGGTATCCGCAAGCTTTCCAAATCCGTGACGGTAAAGTTCTCCAGGATTGATTACGAGCGGTTGCTGCACCGCAGTAGACAGGCGAACCGCACATTGGCGGAGTTCATCCGGGAAGCCGCATTCGAAGCAAGGATTGTGGCCAGGCATTCGACGGAGGAAGCAGCCGTCATACGCAATCTTGTGGGAATGGCGAACAACCTGAACCAGCTTGCCAGGCTGTCCCACCAGACAGGATTCTACCGGACAAGGAATGCCGTCATGGAACTGCTCGAAAAGCTGAAAGTGATCATGAACGAATATAAAAAAGTGGAAAGGAGAAATACATGATAGGCAAAATCAAGAAAGGCAAATCCTTTGGCGGTTGCATCCGCTACGTGATGGGAAAGGACAATGCCGAGATAATCGGTTCCGATGGCGTATTGCTGGGCAATAACCGTGAAATAGCGGACAGTTTCAACTGCCAGTGCCTGCTTAATCCGAAGATAAAACAGCCCGTCGGACACATCGCGTTAAGCTTCAAACCGGAAGACAAGCCGGTATTGAGCAATGAATTCATGGCTAAGATAGCGATGGAATACATGGATCTGATGGGCATCAGGAACACCCAGTTCATACTGGTAAGGCATCACCATACCGACAATCCGCATTGCCATCTGGTCTATAACCGCATCGGTTATGATGGTAAAGTAATCTCCTCACAGGGCGATTACAAGCGTAATGAGATTGCCACCAAAATACTTAAAGACAAGTACGGACTGACCTATGCGGAGGATAAAGGCAAAACCAATGTAACGAAACTGCATGATTCGGAACGCATTAAATACGAGATTTATCATGCCGTGAAGCAAGCGTTGAAATGCGCCAGGACATGGAAAGAACTTGTGGTCGGTCTGGCCTTGCAGGGTATAAAACTGGAATTTGTCGGAAGAGGCGGCAAAATGAAATCCGCCGGTGACATTCAAGGCATACGCCTTACCAAAGACGGCCTGACCTTCAAAGGCTCGCAAATCAGCAGGGAATTCAGCTTTGCAAAACTGAATGCCATTCTGGGCGGAAACAGTCCGGATACCGGAGTGGATTTAGAGGTTAAAAAGCAAAATCAAGCTCCGTCAAACCGCAACCGGAAGGAACAGGAACCATCCAATATGGCATTTATTGAAAGCAACGGACTGGGGTTGTTTTCTTCTTTTGGCGAGTCTGTTCCGGAAGAACAGATCCCGTATGACGAACTGCTGCGCAAGCGCAAGAAGAAAAAGAAACGGAAAGGGCTTGGATTATAAGTCTGCCCCAAACAATCAATCATTAAAGTGTAAAACGTTAAAATCAATGAATTTATGAAACAGGAAGAGTTTATGGAAAGCATCTACGGATGCCTGGAGAGAATCGAAAACAAGATAAGCGGGCTGTCCATGCCTCAATCGGCGGGCGGTGATGCCGAAGCGGACAAAGAGGTCATACAGGAACTGAATGCCTTAAAGACAGGCTTCAAACGTGTGCTGGAGGCTCTTGTCATGATCAAGGGCGATACAGCCAATCTACAGAAAAGAAACTCCATGCCGGACAAGTTCATGGAAACCCTGTCTGTATTGAAAAGCGAACAGCAGGCGTACCACAAGAATCAGAACGAGTTCCTGGAACGGTTCGCCCAAACAGAGAAAGACACCATCCTGCACATATCGGAGAAGATGGAATCGCTTTCTACTTCCGTCAGGAACAGGATGGAAGAACCAGATGTTGTCTGTCACAGACACAGCATCAGCATAGATACACCTTATATATTCTGGACCCTGATCATACTGGTAACGTACTCGATAGTTGTATCTGTGGCTTTCTACATCGAAAAGCGACCTGATAATGACCGTATGGATAACGATTTGAAATACCGCTATATCAAGATGAAAGGTGAAGCCACTCCGAATGAAATATCAGAATTGGAAAACATTTTTGAACTGAACCGTGACAATGCCGGTATTGAACAGATACGCGAGGACGTGGAGGCATACGAGGATGCCGTCCGGAAGCAGGCTGCCCTTACCGAGCAGGTACGCCTGAAAGAGCAGGCCGCAAAGGAGTTGGACAGCAAGGCGAAGTCCATCAAAAGCAAGTCTATCGGGAACGAATCTAAAAAATAGCCTATGGCCAGTGTAAAAGCAAAATTCAGACCTTCCGTCATAGAGGGAAAGGAAGGTACCGTCTATTATCAGATTATCCAGAACCGTGTAATCCGTCAGTTAAAGACGGATTACCGGATATTTGCAGATGAATGGAATGATGCTGAAAACAATATCATCATCGGTAATTCAGAGCGAAGCAATCTGCTTCTCTCCTTGCAGGAACGTATGAAATGGGACCTGAAGCGGTTTGAAATGACCATTCGTAAATTGGGAAATCAGAAAAGTACATTTACGGCAGATGACATTATAGCTTCTTTTCAGAACAATACAGAGGGACAGTCACTTTTCAACTTCATGCAGAGTATCATAGCCCGTCTCAAACAGATGGGCAAGATACGCACGGCAGAAAATTATTCCTGCACCCTGAAAAGTTTCATGCAGTTCAGACAGGATCGGGATATTCTGCTGTCCGAAATTGATTCGGATTTGATGCAGCTTTATGAAGCTTACCTTCATGGGAAAGGTGCCGTACGGAATACCAGTTCATTCTACATGCGTATCCTTCGGGCAGTATATAACCGTGCATTGGAAAAGGAACTGGTGGAACAGCGTAATCCTTTCAAGCATGTCTATACGGGAGTGGACAAGACCGTCAAGCGTGCCGTTCCCTTATCCGCCATCAAGCGTATGAAGAATCTAGACCTGTCTTTACAGCCTAATCTGGAATTTGCAAGGGACATGTTCCTGTTCAGTTTCTATACCCGTGGAATGTCGTTCATAGATATGGCTCACCTGAAAAAGAAAGATCTTCAGAACGGATTTTTATCGTATCGCAGACGAAAGACTGGGCAGCAGTTAGTTGTCAGGTGGGAAAAATGTATGCAGGAGATTGTCGGCAAATACCCGGAAGACAATCTCAGTCCTTATCTTTTGCCGGTATTGAAATATCCTTTTAAGGATACGCACAAGCATTATAGGAATGTCATGTCCGGAATAAACCGGAACCTGAAAGAAATAGCCAGACTGGCCGATATATCCGTTCCTCTTAGCATGTACTGTGCCCGTCATTCATGGGCAAGCGCAGCCAAAGGCAAGAACATTCCGATTTCGGTTATCAGTGAAGGTATGGGACATGATTCCGAGGCGACCACACAAATTTATCTGGCTTCATTGGACAATTCCGTAGTGGACAAGGCTAATTTCAGTATTTTGAGAGAACTATAATACTATAACTGTTTAGGAAAAGTTGTCATTTCTTGTTAAGAGAGAGATAAAATATCGCAAATATAAGCAAAATAGATAAATAGACCATATTAAAATGTTTTTTCTTCACACTTAATCATTAAAAAAATTGATAATGTTTAGGATAAATAAAGATTCTAATTGCATAATCTATTAAAAGACAGTACAAATAGGATACAAATCTTCTCTCTTAACAAGAGGTGATGATTTTTATGCGTATCAACAAACTTAATAATAATAAATATGAAATACTTTTTTTATAAAACATTAAATCTATGTATTCCAATTATAGGATCATTTTTATTATGTACTAGTTGTGATTCATATTCAACAAGTGCTCCAGATGACAAATATCTAAGTGAATTCCACAATAAATATTTTCAATACACAGGAAATGAATCAAAACTTAATGAAAATAATCTGTCTTTGTTTGTAGATTATTCTACTTGCATTACTTTAGGACAACATTCACCATTCTTTCAAAGTTTAGTTCCTTCATTTGTTGCTGCTACAAAACACTATTATTCAATTAAAGGGGATAAGATTGTTGAAGAACAAAACATAAATGTATTTCAAGCATTAAGCAATATAGTAGAGGTTAATTATGCCGACTTAAAACAAGCAGCTAATTTAATAGTTAATGGCAACTCAGAAGGTGTGCTGTTAACTGACGGTGAGTATTACCAGAAAAATATAGCTGGCGGTGGAATCAGTGATCCATATATGGCCAATGCATTCAAACAATGGCTTAAGAAAGGACATGATATATATATACTTGCAGAACCATATTTAGAAGGACCTCAGAAATATAACAAGAAGAGATTCTATTTCTTGTTTACAGATAGCAGGTTAGAAGGTAATATCTATAAGAGAATATGTGAAACTACTAAATTGGAAAATTATCCGGATGTTGAAATGTTCCATTTATCGGCAAGCCATCCTACAATTATGGCGGAAAATGGAAAAAGTAAAGTAAATGAAATCATTTCTGCATCAAACACAAACTATGGTCTTTATGAAATTCAAGACTGGCCAGTAGACTGGAAATCTATAGAGGGTTATATTATGGGCGCTGTAGATGAAACAACAGGTGAGCCACTACAATATGGTAATCCTGTTATCTCCGGCTTAAAGGTCGATAGAAACAGTTATGGAGGTTTTAGAATTTCTGATATATCAGTTAAGGTTTATGATATAAATGCAGACTATTACAACTTCTACACTGAAACTGAAGCCCCTTCTGGTTTGAATTTGTCTTCTATCAGTTTAACTGAGTCTGTTAATGCATTTATATATGACAAGGAAGAATTCAACAAACACGGTAATATAAACATACACTTTGATGTGCCCATGTGGAATCCAACTTTCTTATCATGCAAACCGTTTAACTTCACCAAGATAGATATTAATGTATCTGGTATTGAAAACGTATTTGAGAATTATGAAGAAATGTTCAATTTTGATGCTATAGGTTTACCTGGCAAACAGAATACCTCAGTTTCTGAAAGTGTTAAACAAGCATTATTTGACAAGGACATACAGAATATGATGAAGAATGCAAATCTGTATACCATTTACATAAAAAGCAATAAATATTAATCATTAAATATTTCTATTATGATAACAAGAATAACAACTCCAGGACAGTTGGAGGCTTTAGAGAACAGTACAATGATTTTTGCAGTTATCTCTGCTTTAATAGCTTTGTTGATCGCATTCATTATTTCTTTCATTATCAAATACCAAGGTGGTCAGGACAAATCTTATATAACCAGAAGAATATGGTTTATAGTTATAGGTATAGTTTCTGCAGCAGGTTTTTATCTTTATAATGATTTAGTTGTTAAGGGACAGATCGTTAATGCCGGTTTCAAGAGTATGTTTGTTGAAACCAATATTACATGTATCGGGATTCTTCTTGGAATCTATTTTGTTTTAGGTATTCTGATAATGTTTATCTTCAGAAATTCAAAGTTTGGTTCTATTTTAGGTAAGGGGAAAGAATAAATAAGTAAGTTATGGCTCAACAATATTTTGTATTAGGGATTGGTGGTACAGGAATGCGTTGTATTGAATCCCTCATTCATTTATGTGCTATGGGTATGTTTGATGATACAGACATACATCTTTTAGCACTTGATACAGATAAAGATAATGGTAATTTTGCCAGATTGAAAGAAGTAAAGGAAGCCTATGTTAAAGCAAAAGGAACTGATGCTTCACTTCGTACAGCTTTAAACGAAACTTTCTTTTCGGCCAATATCAATTATTATGAATTTTCGCCTAATTATGAAGTCAAGAGCGATTTCATGTCTGTATTTAACTATGGGGATACTAAGTTCAATAATCCGGAGCAAACAGCTATAGCGGATTTGGTATTGACTAAAAACGTAGAAACATTTAACCTTCGTCACGGTTATAGGGCACAGACCCATCTCGGCTCCATGATGATGTATCATTCAATATTGGAAGCAGCCCGTTCAAATAAAAATTCTGAATTAAAGACATATTTGCAGAAACTCATTCAAGTAGCTCAAAATGGAGGTGCTAGAGTATTTATTCTTGGTTCAGTATTTGGTGGAACAGGTGCTTCTTCGATTCCTATCATACCTCAGGCTATATCAAAAGCTGCTGAGATAATGAGTAACGGAGCAGTTAATATTCTCAATAATGCATATTTTGGGTCTACATTATTGACTGCCTATTTTAACTTTAAATCACCTACAGGAGCAGAATTGGTTAATCAGAAAATTATTGCAACCAGTGATAAATTTGCATTAAACTCTCAGGTTGCAATGATGTTTTATGATGATGACAGTACTGTAAAAAGTACATATCAAAAATTTTACATGTTGGGGACTCCTGGTTTGGACTGGAACCCTATGGCTAAAAAGGAACAGTCAGAAACAATTACTGGTGGTGCAAACCAATGTAATGATTCTCATTATATCGAGCTTATGGCCGCTTGTGCTGCACTTCATTTTCTTAAGGTTCCTGAAGATGATTTACGAACAAGAAAGCAGAACCATGACACAGAGTATTTGTATAGAGCTGTTGACGACAGTGGAAAATTGGAATTCAGAGATTTTGTTGGCCAAGAAATGGAACAGGAATTTGCTAAGAAACTTGGTATGCTAACAGTGTTTTCTTTATTCTGCAATGGAGAGGATGATTTTGTTAATAGTGTAAAATCAGGACATCAAAAGGATATTGTGAATTTCCTGGATATAGATAACACTCAAATCAAGGATGGTGTAAAAGAATATTTTAAATTGTTCCATTTTTCTATTAGTCAAGATGACACATTGTATGAAGGTTGGTTACGTCAGCTTCATAGGTCTGCAGGTGGTGATGATAAGTTCATTCTGAATGCTGCTTTATTTGCACCACAGAAGAAAAAAGAACTAATGAAATACAAGTGGAATAAGGACTTATATAAAACGACTGGTATAGGCAAAGATAATAAGTTTGATGTTGGATTAATTAGCTCTAAATTTAACGAGTTTAAAAGAGCATTTAAGGATGAAAACCAAAAAGAAATGCCATCTATGACCAATCGTGGAGAACAATTATATAAAAGAATATATAACACACTTGTTTCACTTTATAAATTCTAATTCATTATGTCAAAAGCTCTACTAATAAAAAGTCAAATAGACAAGAACGGAGGAGAAGTTGGTAAGTGGAACAACTTCAATAATGCTCCTTCATATATACAGGGTATTCATACAGGAAAAATGTTAGAGGATATCTCTGCAGAAAAACTAGGTGCATTAATTTCTGGTATACCTACTCCATGGGCAAGAGCCAAACTTTTTAAGTTTGCCTTTTCTACCATAGCTGCACCAGATCCAAATATAAACACAGAAGGTCTATTACAGTTCTATAATATGCTTCATGCCGAATGGAAAGGCTTGATGGCTGTAATAGCATTATACCCTGACAGAATTAGATTTTCTGATCCTGTTTATATGGATGTCAGAGGGGGAGATTATGATATAGCTTCTGCCTTTGGTAGAATGCTGTTCAATGAAAAGGATGTTTGGAGTAACCAGGATGACTTGGCTCGAAATCCGGATGCCCAACCATTTATTCAACTGATCTATTATAGAGAACATCTTGTTGGTGGTACATCTCCTCTTACCGGTTGTTTTACAGGTGTTGATTATAGTAACTTGGGTAATGATGCTTCAGATATTAATTGGTATCGTCAAGGAAAGTTTGAGGACCCGATGAATTATCTTACTCCAGAAGAAGTGCAAAAGGTTTATTTGTTTGTTAAAAACATGAACCGTAACCAACAGGCTTTTGAGACTAAAATCAATTCTCAGAGAGGAAACAATCTAAGGATAGAATTGACAGGATTCAAGGCTGTAAGCAGACAGTGGGAAAATGAACTTAGTGCTAAAGGTAATGGTTTGCTTCGTCAAGTGGGCCCTATTGCTCAATACGGTAATCTGTCAGCTCCATTTGCAGATTTGTTCAAGAGTGATGTACCGGTTTACATGAAGCAGGATTTCACCTTCACTTATTTTGATGACGGTAACTGTCAGGTTATAGGTGATATACAGAACCTCTTAAGCAAGGATAATTTTGTAGTTGGATGGTGTGAAGATAAAAATGAGCTAACAAAACTTTCTCAGGCTCCAGTGTATTACTTAAGAGTTCCTGATTTAAGTGATGGATCATGCTCTTACTTTTCCCTGCCGTTATCAGAGCAAGGCATTGACATCTTTAAAAATAGTCTGTCTTCTTTATTGGGTTACTCTTCAACTTCAGGAAACACTAAACTTACTGCCAAGATAAATGATGCTGGTCAGTTAGCTGTAACTTTGGTAGTTGAAATTGACGGTGAACCTGTTACGCTTAACAAGAGAGAATACAAGATTCAATGGATGACTTCTAATGGCAGAGTTATTTTATGGCCTAACTTTGTCAGTGAAAATTGGAATAAATACTATTTATATTCTGAGTTTACAAGTGATGTAAATGAGAACTTTATACCATTCTTTAAATCTGAAGGTAAGATACTAAGAAATATAAGAGGTGAGTTCTTAACTTCGGATTATGAGATAGCACCAGAAGAAGATCGTCAGGTTGATGTTAAACAACTTGTTACATATCCTCATGGTCAAGGTACAGATTTGATTAAATATGATATTATAAGCACTGATAAGCCAATGGCTGGCGTTCTCGTTAAAGTTAAAGAGGCTGGCAAACCTTGTGGCGCAGGTATATTAATGTTCAGACCTGATGTAGTTAAGGATTTATCAAATGTTGATGTACAAAATACTGCTGTTGTAGGTATTGACTTTGGTAGTAATAACACTTGTGTTTACTTTAACGCTGGAAATAGAGGTACCCAACCGGTTCAGTTTAAGAATTATAGGTCAGTTATAGTTGGTAAAGAAAATACGGATACTCGTTCAATTGCCCAGAATGACGAACTCCTATTCTTCACTAACTATGAATCCAATAATGGTCAATTAAAGTCATGGCTTCATGAACATGATACTCGTTATACTAAGAATGGTATATCAGAAGAAATACAAGGCGGTGTTCCTGTAAATCGTCCTAATATTTTGGTCAATCACATGGATGAATTTATTATAGAAACACAGGCTGGTAATCTTCATTATAACATGAAATGGTTGAATGATGATAAAGGTTTATTGAAGAAACGTGCTTTCTTAAAAAGTATTTGGTTACAAACATGTGCCTTCCTTTACCAGAATAAAATTAAACCATCTCAAATAAATTGGAGTTATCCAGGTTCTATGATGGAGGCTGACATTGACGAATTAAGACGAATATTTGAGGAATTGTCTCGTATGACACCTATTATGGGTAGGAAACCGTCTATCAATGATGAGAATATCACAGAAGCTGAAGCCGTATGTAGTTATGCACTTTCAAATAACAACTTCGGTCTTAACAATAATAATATGTTCCTAGGTATTGATGTTGGTGGTTCTACAAGCGACATTCTTCTATTGGCTAAGAATCCGCAAAAAGGTAATCAGGCTTCACTTTTCAGAGAAAGTTCTGTGAGACTTGCTGCCGGTGTTTTCTTTAACACTGTTATAAATTCTGATGACTTTAGACGTGCTTTATTGAACTTCCATGAAGGAAAGAGTACAAAGGTTTTTGTAGCAAATATACAGGAAATAATTAAGGAGAAGAAGAAGGCCCCTTATTACCTCAATAGTATATTTGATCAGCTGAAGACAGAAGAAGACTACGATAAATTCTATAGTTCTATAGCTGATAATGCAAAAGTAGTATTTACTTTACCTGCATATGTAACAGGATTGTTGCTTTACTATTCTGGTATGCTTATTGGAAAGACTATCAAGGATAACAATCTTGACAATATTACTAGGATTGATATTCTATCGTTTGGTAAAGGTGGTCGCTTATTCCACTGGCTCCGTAATGCTGCTAGTAACAGTACCACTATGGGATATTATAAATCATGTCTCAATGCCGGTGTTAAACGTATAATTGATAGGGAACTGGATGTTAAATACAGAGACGAAATCGAGGTTGACAATAAAGCAGAGGTTGCTAAAGGTCTATGCGATATGCAGGATCTAAATAAAGTATTCGTAGATAATCATAGCGATATCTGTGGTGAGATAGGTGTAAGATTTACAAATTCACAGGGTGCATCTAGAGAGTTGTTGCCTACAGATGAATTGTCCAGTGAATACTTCGATAATGATATGAATTACTTTGACTTCACAAGCATGGAATGTTTTGAAGAGTTTTTCAATATCTTTATCAATTTCGTAAGTGTAAAAACTAAATTATGCACTATGGACGCTGAACTCAGAAATGATTTCGCCGATCTTCCAAATAAGGTAGGAGCTTTCATTTGCCAGGACAGCGAATATAAGAGTGCCAAACGAAAAGTAAATAATGGTGGTTCTTTCGCTTATCATCAACCTTTGATTATAGCAGAAGGCTCATGCTTCCTGGAGAAAACATTAATAAAAAAAGTGTTTAGTTAATGAAGACATTATCACTGTATATAGACAGATGGTATATTGCCGCAGCAGTCTGCTACGACAATATACCTCGTCGTATAGATCTGCCTAATAGGGAAGACCGTATTTGGCTCTATTTTTATGAAGATATTAATAATGATAGAGTTATTTATGGTAAATCTTATCAGAAGCATTATCTGGATAAGGAGCTTCATTACTATGGTGATATATTCTCTAAAGTCGTAAAAGAAGATGAAACCTTTAAAAGATTTGGAAAAGATGTTAGTTTGAAAGAAATCTTTAAGGCATCTGATATACTTGAACACCTAACTAGGGACTTTAATGAAAATGAGAAAATAGATACCTACATCTCTTTTTCAGTTGATGTTTCGTATGCCGCCCAGAAGGTTTTTCTCGATATATTGGAAGAGAATAATTTTGTTATCAAAGAGAGTGTTGCTAGAATCTCTCACTTAGCTGTAGAACTTTCCAATAAAAAGGGCCTGTTGAATGATTCAAATTGCATTCTCGTTATTACAGCTTGCAATGAGAATCTCCGATATGTCGTTTACAAACAAAGTAATAATGTTTTTGTTAGACAAGGAAATGAAGGACTCCTAAGAGGTTATGGAACTGATTTGAGAGGCCGGGCATTACTGGAACAGATTGTTTGGCAAATTAATAATTCAACTAAATTCCTAAGAAAAGAGGAAGAGGAAGAGGAAATTAACAGATTGAACCAAAATCTGGAAAGATGGCTATTACAACTTGACAACACCAAGTTTGGTCGTCCTGTTATATATAACGATATAACTTTCTCCAGAGCCCCACATAATAAGCAGAATGCTACTATTCTGAAGAATGTTATTGAGGAAAGAACCAAAACAATAGTCAATGATGTAGTTGACAATATTGTTCAATATGTAAAAGAACTTGATATTGTATTCTCAGATATAAGTCATATTATTTTCATAGGTGATTCATTTAAGAATAGCATGTTCAAGGAAGAGTTATTACAGCGTTATCCTGTAACTTCGAACAATATAGTTGCTTTTGGGAATAAGGATATTCCTGAGATTGTTGGTATTTACAGTCAAATGGACTTGTCTCAATTTGATAGTTTAAGAAAGAATATCGAAAATCTCTCTTATGAACAATTAGAACAGATTAAAATTGCAGAAGAAGATAGAAAAGCTAGAGAAGCTGCACTTAAGAAGCAGGAAGAAATTGATTTTGCTAATGCTGCTATGCGTGAAGATGAGAGAAAGTTCAATGCCGCCATTGTTGACGCTGAATCTTATGAGAAGAAAGGCGACTATAGCAGCATGATAGATCTTCTAAACATTGCTCTTACTTTAAAGCCTGATGATAAGGAAGTAAAGAAAATGTTGGATGAAGCAAACAGAAAGCTATCCGAAATCAAGGTCAAGAATGAGCAATATAATAAAACCATCAGGATGGCTCAGGATGCCTTGAACTCACAGCGATGGCAGGATGCTTATTCAAAGAGTGAGGCAGCTTTAGAATTACGCCCTGATTCTTCTGAGGCAAAACGTATTCTTACTGAATCACAAAGAAAAATCAAATTAACAGAAAGCCTTAAAGAGTTTCTTTTACGAGCTGACACCTTTATTGGTCAGAAATTATATAAGGAAGCATTAGAAGAACTGAATAAGGCTAAGCATGCTGATTCTAATAATAAAGAGATTGAGGAACGTATATCCAAAATCCAAAATATACAGAAGAAGCATAAAGAAGAATTGGGCTTATTAGAACAGGAACTTACTAAGGCCGAAAAAGAAGATAACTTTGACATAGCCATAGAAATATGCAATAAGCTCATTGACAAGGATATTCAGAATCCTAGAAAATGGAATGAGCATATAGTTTATCTTAAAGAAAGACGGAACAAATATCTTAAGGATATAGAGCTGTTTGAATCGTTAAAGATTAAGATAAATGAAGCAAGTTTTAATGAACATTGGGAAGAACTTATAGAGCTATGCAACAAAGCATTATCTATAAAATCTGATGATTCTATTAAACGATATTTGGAAAAGGCACAGGACAAGTTCAAGCTAATTCAAGATCAAAAGAATTTTGAGAGCTTGGTTTCTAAAGTGAAAACATTTATTGCTGATAGACAATGGCCTGAAGCTAAAGAAATTATCAAGGTATTACACGAGAAATATCCTGACAGAAGTGATATTATAAGGAATCTTCGTAAACAAATTTTTGATGCAGAAGAAGCCTGGGAGGATAAACTTAGTGGAAAGAAACATATATCTTCTCCTATGCCAAATAATACTGAAGAGTATGGAAAACCTCCAGTAAAAATAGATAGACCTTCTAAAGATTCTTCTTTTGATGACTTCTTTGGCACTGATAATCCTAAAGGAAACAACTTAGACCAAAATAAGGAAACTCCTTATAAGACAAGTAGGCAGAAAAAAGAATCTTCAGGTGATGACTTCTTTGGCTCCGATAGTCCTAAAGGGAACAGCTTAGGTCAAAATAAAGGCAAGAGTGTTCCTTCTAATACGAATAGTCAGAAAAAGGAATCTTCAGGTGATAGTTTCTTTGATTCTGATTCTTCTAAATTAGAGAAATCAAAACAGAAACAGCATACGAAACCATCTGCAAAAGATGATTTCTTTAAAAGCTGATATTAAAAAAATGAATTGGGTTAGAATGGATTATTTTTAACTTTTTAAACTAATAACATATGGCAGAAGTACAGCTTAAAAGAAAAATTACGCTGCGCCGTAAGGAAAAGCCAGCGGAATTTACATTTGATGGACTGCTAAAAGTAAAATTGTTGTGGCAGTCTAAAACAGACTTGGATTTGTGTATTTTCTTTAAAAGAAAAGATGGACAAATCGGAGGCGTATTCTCTTCAGCATTCCGTCAGAAAAAATCTGATTTAGGTAATTTGTCTGAATTCCCTTTCATGTTACATAAGGGAGATGAAGCAGAACCGGCACCTGGGGGAGAATCTATAGAGCAAATCAATATTGCCAGTCTAAATGATATAGATACAGCGCATGTATGCGTATTAAATTACAGTAAAGCTATAGACGGAGAAGAGGTAAACTTTGCCCAGGATTCAGGTAGAGTAGAAATACAAAGTGACTCAGGTGACTATCTGGAAGTCCTGATTGATGCTACCGAGGATGGACATGTTTACCATGTATGTAGTATCAAGAATAATGAGGGTATTAACTCTGTTATAAATGAAGGTGTTGTTATGGATTTGGGTACTGCTTTTGATAAAATACCTGGGTTCTCACTAATATGCGAATAATAACTTTTAATTTTTATAATTATGGCTGAAGTAACATTAAAAAAGAAAATTACTCTTCGTAGAAAAGAAGAACAAGCTGCTTTCACTTTCTCTGGTAAACTTAAAGTAAAACTTATTTGGTCTTCTGATACAGACCTTGATTTATGCCTATTCTTTAAGAAAAAAGACGGCTCAATCGGTGGTATATTCTCTAATGAATATAGAGGAAAGAAATCTGACCTAGGTGATTTAAGCAAATTCCCATTTATGCTTCACATGGGTGATAATAAAGAACCGGCTCCAGGTGGTGAGGAAACAGAACAAATCAATATTGCCAGTCTTAGTGAAATCGACACAGCTTATGTTTGTATCGTGAATTATAACGCTGCCGTTGAAGGTGAAGATGTTACCTATGCTGACGAAGGTGGACGTGTAGAACTTCAAAGTGACTCAGGTGACTATCTGGAAGTGTTAGCAGACTCTAAAGAGGAAGGCCATGTTTACTGCGTTTGTTCAATTAAGAATAAGGATGGAGTTTATGCATTGAAGAACGAAAGCAATGTAATGGATTTAAGCACTGCATATGAGAGAATTCCTGGCTTTGAATTAATTGTAAATTGCTAATATGGTACAACTAAAGAAAAAAGTTACTCTTAAGACCAAGATAGCTGATTCTGATGTAAAACAAGATATACAACCAAAGAATACAGCTCCGCAGGAACCTGTTAATAAAACAGGAGGTGGTAACAAGCGTAACCTTTGGGTCTTTTTGGGTATAGTTGTTTTGGCTGCTATATTGTTCTTTGTTTTTGTGGGTAAAGATAATGAGACATCAGTACAAACAAATGTAGCTCAGAATCCTGTTACTGCTAAAGCTGATTCTATTCAGCCTGCCAAAACAGAAGAAACAGCAGAAAAGGTTGATTCAACAAATGTAGAGAAAACAGACAATACATTAAAGGAAGAATCTACTAAAGCAACAGCAGAGATGCCTTCATCAGAAAGCAACTCTAAACAAAGTTCAAAGCCGGATGTTGTCAAAGTAGAGAAAAAAACTCAAACATCATCTGCAATACCTGTAAATGGTAGCCTCGAACAGAAAGCTATTGCTGTTATACGTGGTACTTACGGCAATGGATTGGAGAGAAAACAAAAGCTCGGTGACGAATACACTGTTATCCAAAACAAGGTTAACGAAATGTATCGTGATGGCTTAGTTGATTAA